TGCCGGCGTGATCCCGGTGCGCCCAGTATGTCGGCGATCCGCTCTTCGTCAGCAGAAACACCTTCTCGGTTGCGCTGGTCGGGCGGTCGGTGCAGCTCTCCGGCATTGGCGCGCGTTTTGCCCAGGTGATCTCGGACCTCAGCCACCAGCCATCGTCGCGGAGCGCGAAGGCCAGCATCCAGGGAATGCCGAGGAGGTCTTTGGGTTTGACCCCCTCTGGTATTGGAGAGCCGCGACCTAGACCGATATGGTTCTTGCCGCCGCTCAATGTCGACGTTGCAGCGTGCTCTGGGCGAAAGCCTTTGGTGCCCGCGTAGCTATCCCCGATATTGAGCCACAATGTCCCATCCCGCCGCATCACGCGTCGGACCTCGCGAAAGACGGTGACCATGTGCTCGATGTAGAGTGCAGGCGTGGGCTCCAGTCCCAATGAGCCGCGCCAGGCGTTGCAGTTGTGGCAGAATGCGCCGCCGCCGGGCGTGGTAGTGCAATCCCTTGTCGACCATGTTGCGCAACCACCGCCAGTCAATTCTGGGCGTTTCGCGCCAGCCTTCTGTCGATCCGGTGTCGTGTTCGGGAAATCGTGCTCGCACCCCGGATCACCATCCCACACCTGCGGCTCTATCCCGTAATCGCGCAACCCCAGATACGGAGGACTGGTCACCACGCAATGCACGCTCTCGTCTGGCAAATTCGCCAGCGCCGAGAGCACATGCCCGGTGATGATCCGCACAGTCATCCTTGATTATCAGGCTTATTACGAGGAAAGCGGCGTCGATATCTCCATGCGAGCCACTTATGGAGCAGCCTGCGCCAGCCGTGGCAAAGAGCAGACCCGTTGCAACAGTAGTCGCAGATCATTTGCCGCCAGCCTTACGCCGCATCTCTGCGCACGCTTCCAGCCACGAGGCGTAGGAATCGAGTTCGCGCCAGTTGTCTGGGAGATCGGCGATGAGCCGGGATGCCCCCGGTGGGGCAGTCTCGCCCGGCTCTGCTCGCTGAGTTGGTCGGGAATGCTCGTAAGCTCCTCGTCTGGAGTCCAGACGCCCGACCGCGGAATCTCGTAAAAGATGTGGCGGCTCGGTTTTCCCGGCCGCCAAGTTGGGAGGACAAAATGTGACCAATGCTACAGCGATACCAGTGCGAGCACCAGATCGCCGCGCCCCGTTACTACCCGACTGGCGCACTGCAGTCAACTCTATTGCGGGATCAGTCATCAGGAAACTCTGCCGTCATATCCCAAAGGTTCTTAGCGAAGGTCTTGCACGTCTCATCGGGCGCATCATCAATGCGCTCCTCAAGGAATTGCTGTATCCAGCCGAGCCAGTCATCACGCGCGCGGTCTTGCGGCATTAGAGCGCCACCACTCGATCGGAGTCGGCAGGCTTTACGTAGGCGCTAGCACAATGCACAGCACAGTAGGCTTTCCCTGGAAGATTCGGCTCGCCGCAGAAATGGAATCCAGGTTCGCCGGGATCACCACAGCCGAACAGGCAACAACCTAGCGCGGGAAATGGATTTAATGTTGGCGATTCGGCCCACCGCCCAGTGTGCACATTCTCAATGTGTCTAAGCTCGCGCTCTTTTTTGATGCGCTTGCGGTATAATCTATTGCGCTCGCGGGTGTTTTGTCGGCGCTGATCCAGAGTGATAATAGCTCGCCGTTTCAGTGGGATCGCTATCTTCATTCGGTTGCACTTGCCGATCACCATATTTTTGGTGCAGCCCAGCAACGAAGCCGCCTGCGACGCAAATAAACGATCCTCCGATATGTATCGGCGCAATTCTCTAACCCGATCATCGGTCCAAAAGTCGGACTGCACCTTGACATCCGGGATCGAAACAACATTTGGAGAGACGCTCAAGCTCATCCGTGTTTCTCCTTAAAAGCTGTCGCCGGGCGCACACTCGGCGGCAGCGATTTTGTTACGTCACGATCATTCGTGGTTTCGGACGGACTTCCCGAGCCTTTTCAAACAGCTCTTCGAACAGCGGTCCCTTTGGGACTTTCAGCACCCGCGGCCGGCTCAGTGCCGCTTCCGGGAACCGCTTTGATTCCGCGAGCAACAGTATTGCAATGGCGTCGGCTTCGTCCTCGGTCGCATCCCAGCCTCTAGCGCGGCACGCTTCCACTGTCGCCAGCTTCTTTGCTTTGCGGCGCTCAGTGTAGTCTTTACCGGGAAACTTTGCGCGGCCAGTCAATGCTTTCGTGGCCTCCAGTGCCAGTACCGAGTAGTAGTCTATCCTCAGCGTCTCTGCAATGGTGTCGATTGTAAATCCAATGCCCTTTAAGACAAAGTCCGTCTGAAAGTTGGGCGAGGTAAATGGTTGCTCGTAGACGATCAGGCGTGGATATGTTGTCGCGATCAAATCCGGCAACCACTTCGCCAGCTCCATTCCGACCTGTCCCGGACGACTGCCGCGCTTGGCAAGCACATGATGACCGAATTCCAGTGGACCACCGGGCTCAGCCGCCGCCCATCCCATTACTCGGCTAGGATCTAGCGCCAGGATCATTCGCCGTCGAAATCGCCGTTCATCGCGCGGCGCACGATGTCATCCAGTCCTGCAGCACCCGCATCTGCGACCAGCTGAGTAATCGGCAAGGGAAGCTCCGAAGTGAAATCCCCGTAATGCCCGCGCCGCGCATTGGCGATCATCACGCTCGGAGCACCGGCTTGTTCAAGCGCGGCGGTCAATCGTTCTGATGCGGTCATGCGTGCTCGGCAGCCTGTACTGCAGCCTCGCCCAATGGGGTGTGAACGAACTCCCCGAGCGCTCGCAGGATGCGCTCGGCCTCAGCCTCCTTTTCCTCACGCGCAACACGTGCCTCGTCAGATTCCAAGTACAATTTAACGGCTAAGTCCAATGGCCCGACTTTAACATCGGCTTCGCGCGCTTCGGTCTTGATTACTTTGCGGTCTTCTCGCAACGCTCTGATGTGCGTTTCGATCGCAACCAGTCGGTCGAAATACGGCTTCTCCGCCGCTCCGATATTATGCCCTGGCCCGTTACTCTTTAGATTGCGTGCCATTTCTACTCCATTAAGCTGCGTTGTCGGGCGGTGGGTTGTTCGCGCGCTCCAGTGCAGTAAACGCCTCAAGCAATCGCATTTCGAATTTTGAAAATCGGCGACCTTTGATCTGGGCCAAATCTCGCAAACGTTCGGTCTTTGCGACCTCCGCTAGTATGCGATGACCGAGGAATGGAAATGGGCCGACGATCATAGGATTACTTCTTTACCTTTATCTGTGAGGCGAAAGGAAGAAACAACCGACTGTCCGTCATCTTCGTTGCGGTCATTGTAAAGCAGGCCGCCATCTATCGCCCATGCGGCGCAGGCGGAGACGAAACGCTGATTGATCGGATGGCTATCGAGAGTTATAAAATTTGCGTTGTTTGTTTTGAACGCTCTGATTAGGCATTCTATGTATTCTATAGACGAATAGTTTGGCACAAGCGTGCGGCCGTACTGAATGATTGCTGGGTCGTCAGCCATTTCGACTTTCCCTCACTCCGCAGCTAGTGCCGCGTCATTGCCGTTTCCGTAGCGTGCGCGGAACACCTCGTGGAACTCGCGCAACCACAATGCGAAATCTAGGAGGTCGTCTGACAATAGCGGCATGTCTTCCGGATAATGAGTCGCTGCGCCCAGCGGATCGAGGTCACGACTGGCCGTCATCGCCATTGACAGCCCGTTGGCCAGCGCGCTCGCGGGGTTATCCGCCTCGACGTAATAGGCGACCATTCCCGGCTTGGCGCTGGCGGGCCAGGGAGCTGCGGTTGTTGCTTGCCGTTCTTTGCCGGCTCCTTCACGTAGTCCAGTGGTGTGAAACTCATCAGGGAAGTGTCTACCGCCGCATGCATCACATATCGGAGGGACTTCGGGAGGAGTAGGAAACGGTTCCCCACCGGGCTCGGCAGTGACGACGCTATCTCCGCCTTCGCTGTCGTCGTGCGGAACTGCGTCCCTCGCGCGAGACGCCCGCCAGTGGTCCGCATGGCGATCAGCAGTGACGACGCTATCGCCCGCCTTCGCGTCGTCGTGCGGCGTTGCTTGGCAGGCGTCAACAGCGACGGGAGGAATCGCGCTGTCGGCTGTCACGGAGACCGCATCCCCCAGCGGGGATTCCTTGCGCCGCTTCGGAACGTCTTTCCGCTCCATGTCGGGGCGGATCGTGCCGTCCTTAACCCCTTGATCGAGTTCATCGTCTTCGAGTTTTGTTAGCTCGTATATCGTGCTCCAATGAGGGGGGAGAATGTGCACATGTGCACGCAGCCTCTCGTCTGCGGCGACGATAATCAACCTACGCGCTACACTCGCGGAGAATCGGAGTCGCTTCTCTATGAGGTCATCAAAGTCACTTGGCGCGAGTTCGGCTTTCGCCTTAGCAACTAATCTCCCGGCCTCAAAAATGCCGTCGATAGACGATTGCCAAGCGCTATTGATACGGTCGGCCCATATCTTGTTGCCAATTGCCAGAGTAGACTTACTCATTCCGAATCCTCCTCGACTGGAAACATCTCGCCGTATTCGTCACGACCGAATGTCATCAGGACGACCCCGACAATTCCAATGACCGCGCAGAACCACCAGATGAGGCCGGTCCACGCGCAGATGTTCCACAGGGTCGTCATTGGCATTTCCTCAATGGTAATAGAAGGCCCGAGAGCGGGCGGTTGGGGGAACCGCAGTGCCGGGGGACACACAGCTCTCGGGCCACCGCGCCGCTAGTGAGCAACGGCGCGGATCTCAAAAAGGGCGGCGTTTATTCCTCAAGCCAATCAATTGCCGCCTCCACTCTAGCTTGCAGAGCGCGAATGATATTAGTCGTAGTATCGGCAGCAACGCCGTCCTCTTCAGGAACGCTTTCCCCTTCATACGCTAGTCCCGCCATTTTGAGTATCGCCGGAAGGATCGTCTCTTTCCGATGTTTGTCTTGCCTGTAGTACTCTTCGAGAAGCCTCAGACCGAACTCCTCGCGGCGGTAGACTGGCACGGTCCTCTCCGCCCAAACTCGCGCGGCGTGTAGCGATATGCTCATCAACTGCGCCAACCACTTGACGGTATCCCTCGGGCACATCGCCCGTATAACCATTTGGTCGTTAAGCAATTTTTTCTCGTTTTGCGTGAATTGCCTGCTCATCGTCCCTGCCTATTTTCGTGGCGTGGTCGATGAACTGAACAGAATGGAAAAGGAGCCGCTGGACAGGCGCGCAAACACTCGCCCAGCGGCTCCGAATTGCTCTCTCAAAGGTCGGTAACGATGCTAGATTGGATTGATGCGGATGCATTGCGCCGGATATCGCTGACGGTGTCTGGACTAATCGCGTTTTGCGGGGTTGTGGTGCTGGCGCAAGCCGCGATAAACCGCCGTAACGACCGCCGCGCTGACGACTGGAGGCTGCCGTCTAAGGACAGTCAGCCAGAGAAGCGCCGCCAGCGCCAAGTACATAATCGTCACTAAGCCGACGATATCCCACGGTAAACTCGGCATGGCTACGTCCTCCCTACTCCGCCGCTTCTGCAGGCGGCCAAATATCCGGTCTGATTTCGTGCAGCGGAATCTTCAGCACTTCATGAATTCTACGGGCGCGATGCACGGGGATACGACCAACCCGCTTCCATCCTGAGACGGTGGAATGATCCACCCCTACGGCATCGCCGAGCCGTCTGAGGCCGCCAGCTACATCGATGATGTCTTGAATTTCCACCGTGCCCTATGTTGGCACCGCAAACATTCGGCGTCAAGCCTGTTCCCCAAAATTTTGTTTGGTCAACCAACCCGCGATTCTCGCGGATGAGTTACCTTGCGGAGATGGATCAGACGGGAGCGGTGGCGCTAGGCAAAGTCGTCAAGGGCTTACGCAAAAAGAAAGGGATTACCCAAGCCGAAGCGGCGGAAGGGATCGGGATTGCGCGGCCTACCCTAACCAACATCGAGCGAGGTCGAGACCCGCCCGGTAGAGAGACGCTAATCGCCCTAGCGGCCTATTACGAGACTAGCTTGGATGATCTGACGGCCGCCATGCGCCAGACAAACGAAACGCCAGCAACCACACCGGAGCAGTTTCTTGAGCTGGCCGTGCGCTTTCTAGGGTCGGATCATGGTCTTGATCCGGCGCTATATTCTAAGCGCCTGTCGTCGATCCAAACGGCGCTGAAGGAGGCCCATCAAGCCGGAAAGAAGGTGACGATGGCGACCGTGCCGGGACTGTTGATTGACGCCTTGGATCGCGCCCCGGACGATCCCTCCGGCTCCTAATAGAGGCTATCACCGCTAGGGTGGCGATCGCGAGCGCGATCCACGGCAAGCACGCGACGCTTGCGTCCATATAGAATGCCGGAAGCGCCAGCCCGAAGGCATACCATCCGGTTTTCCGGCATCCCAGCTTCGCCGCGAGCGCCACACCTAAGAAAAATGGGGCCAAGCCGATCGGCAGATGGGGAGGTCCGGGGAGCGCCGATGTGATCAGCCATGCCGCCCCGATGCAAGCCGCGCCCATCACGATATTTTTACCGACTCGCACCGACCATTTACGATGCTCGATGATCGGCTGATTCCACGTTCGGGTAGCCCGATCGTAGCCCATTTCCGCGAGCATTTCGGCCAATTCTCTTTGTTCGTCTGCGGTCACCGCCCCGCCCTCTTTAATTGATTGCCGCCTAACGTATCGCAAACCGTCACGGTGAAGGGTTAACGGCTGCGCGACTTTCCGCCGCATGTTGGAAATGCAAACATCGGCGCTTGACAAGCTGTGTTGGTAATGCCAACATCTCCCCATACCCAAGCGGGGAGCACCTATCGATGACCATGCCGGATGATTTCAACCCAAACATGCCAGAGCCGATGGAGAAGGCATGTCCTGAGTGCGGCTTCGATGGCGACGAAGGAATGACTCCAGACGAGTCCAAGATCGTTGCCGACGCTATGCTGCAGGCTTGTCGCCAATTACGGCATTTGCGTCTTACTTGCCGCCTCACTTCCAGTGAGTTGGGCAAACTCGATCAGGTCATCGAAATCGTGCGTCGAGCCTCTGCCATTACCGAGCGTCACATATAGCCATACCCAAGCGGGGAGCGGTGCGATGATGTTGAAAACTTTCGTAGCAGGGCTAGTCCTTGGGGCAATCGGCATGTGGCTCATACCACTGGTAACTGGAATGGGGTGCATCCAATGATCCGAGGACCCTGCGAGTTCTTTCCAGACGGCCCCGACGATCCAGAGCCAGATCGAGACGGTAATTATTACAAATGGCTGCAGTGGTGGTATCGCCAGCCTCAGAACCAAGAAAAATCGCGTGAGATTGAGCGCATCTACATCGAGGCCATGCAGAAGGACAAAAACCTTGACTGATCTATCCTCCTTGAGCCGCGAAGAATTGCTGGATCGAGAGCTGAAGCTGCACGAACTCTATAACGCCACACCAATCGGCTCTAATGCAGAACGGTACTACGAGGCGGAACTCGCGCTGGTGGACGCGGAACTCGATAAACGCTACCGCGCACTTGAGGAGAGTTGGGGCGCAGACGATACCCCCATCCTGCGCGACATCAGTCGTGGTTACAGTGGGAGCGAATTATGAAATACGGCACTTACGCGCAAAAACTTTCGGATGGACGGTATGAATATGGACGCCTGAAAGAGAACTTGCGTTGCCTTGGGACTTATTACGGAATGATGAGCGGCGATTACAGTGAGTGGCAAGTCTCGCCGCCGACGCGAATACCATACGGCGTCGTTGACAGTTACGAGTTAGCGCGAGGCTGGATGACCATCTTGGAAATTGGATGATGAAATGAAACAAAGATTCGTCATAGCCGCCGAAGGCTTCACGGTGCGCCTCGAGGACCGCCAGAATGGCGTAGTGATGGAAGTGGAGTTCGCCCCCAGCGAGCTATCGCGGGTAGCGTATTGGAGCGACAAGGTCGTCTTTTTGCGCGAGCGGCTCAGCGAAGCTCAAATCAAGCAGCTCGCCGACTGGCTGTCGGACCGATGATCCGCCCCATTGCCCTCTGGCGCCGCTGCTTCGGTCGGATGGATGTGACTGATCACCTGGGCCGCGATGCTAAGGATTTCGCGATTGAGCACGCCGGGTATCTGGCCGATGCGGTCGAGCGCGTCCTGAAAGTGGAGCGTTCTATCCTCGATGCCGAGGACTGGTTAGACCTAAATTCTCGGGTCTATGAGTTCCGCAAACGTGCAGCGAGGGCAAGCCGCCCCATTGCCTTCTGCGCCGGCCTCGCGCTGGCGTCTGCCGCTCAGGCGCAGTCATTGCCCTTTCCCGCATTCACGCCCGGCGCAGTGTATTACACCAACAAAGAGCAGGCATGCGCCTTCGATCGCTCGACGCCGCGGCTCAGCGGAGCGGCTTATCGCGAGACTGCGCGGTATGTATTCGAGCTGTACGGCATCCCCTACGCCCAGCATCGCAACTACGAACTTGACCACCTGATTCCACGCTGCCTTGGCGGGGCTGACACAGTGGCTAACCTGTGGCCGCAACCGCTCCCCGAAGCGCTGAAAAAGGACCGTCGCTGGGAGATAAGGATCTGCCGCGCCGTCTGCCGTGATGGCACGGTGTCGATCGAGGATGGCCAGAGCTTCTTCCGGAGCCTGAAGTGGAGTGAGCAATGAGCGAACGGTCGCGTAGTGTAGCGGCGAGCGATGTTGATTGGAGTGATGCCGAAGCGTGGTTGTGTGGTCATATCGGAAATTGGATCGACCAGGAGATCGGCGCTGGCAACCAAGTCCCAGACTTTTGGGACGAGAATGAAACCAGCGAGCGACTCGCGAAATACCTAATCGGTCTTGGTTATCGGATAACCGGAGCATGACGAATGAGTGAATCGCGTAGTGAAGCGGCGAGCACGGCCGAAGAGCCTGCCACGACCACCAACGGTGGTGGCGTCCTGGCGCTGATCGAGCGAGTCGCGCTGGATCCTAAAGCGACAGCGGATACACTTGAGCGGATGGTTGCGCTACATGAGCGCGTGATGGCGCAAGAGGCCCAGCGCCAGTTTAATGAAGCGATGAACCGGGCGCAGGCAGAAATCGAGCCGGTCGCGCGCACCATCCAAAACAAGGAAGACCACCACTGGTACGCCAAGCTGGAGGATATCGATCGCGCCATTCGACCGATCTATATCAAACACGGATTCTCGCTCTCCGACAATACCATTGCGCCACTAACTCAGGGCTGGGTACGGGTAGAATGCCGGTGCTCGCATGTCGCCGGCCACACCGAGCGATTTTATCGCGAGGGGCCGCCTGACAACGTCGGCCCGAAAGGTGGGGCCACCAAAACCGTATTGCACGGCATTGGCTCTACAGACACGTATCTGCGGCGTTACCTTCACTGCGGGATCTTCAATGTCGTCTTCAAAAACTTGGACGACGACGGCAACGGCGGTCCGATCAGCGATGAGGAAATTGACGATATTCTTGAACGGATGGAGCAGGGCAAGATCAACAAGGGGAAATTCCTCAAATACATGCGCCTGCCCTCTACAGTCGAAGAAATTATTGCCACGATTCCCAAAAGCGATCTCGGCAAGGCGCTCAACGCACTAGACGAACTGATCAAAATGGCAGCAAAGGATAAAGGCGATGCCGAGACAACTGACAATAGATGAAGCAATAAAAGAGTTGGTGAAGCGCCACCGATCAGATATGGGAAACTTGGAATCGCCAACGTGGCGCGCCAATCATGCGAGCAAGTATTCTTATACAATAGGCCACGCTGACGCACTGGACGAGATCATCACCATGCTTGAAACGAGTTATTGTTAATGGCAATACTGCATAACGTGACGCAACGCTCGGAACGATGGGAGAAGTTGCGACTCGGCATTGCAACGTCGTCTGAGTTCGACAAGATTTGGACGCCGCCACAGAAACCGACACCAACCGGCAGAGCGCCCAAATATCCGTTTGGCCACGAGTCTGACCAATGGGAAACCTACGCCCATAAACTGCTATTCGAGCGCAAGGCTGGAGAAAAAGAAGTAGAAGAATATCGCGGACCCTGGATGGTACAGGGCGAAGAGCGCGAGCCGGATGCAGTCCAGTGGTACGAACTCGCCAATGATGTGGATACTAGAGACATCGGCTTTATTACCACGGACGATTGGAAACTCGGCTGCTCGCCTGATCGGTTCGCGGGCGATGATGGATTGGTTGAGTTCAAATCGCCAAAGGGCGGAACCCATATGGGCTATTTCCTCAACCCCGGCTCACTCGATCAACGGTATTGGGTCCAATTGCAGGGCCAACTTTATGTCAGCGAGCGCCGATGGGTCGATATCGTGTCATACCATCCGAAACTGGTGGATCTCAAGGTCTGCATCAGGGTTGATCGCGACGAAGATTACATCAGCGCTCTTGCCAGCGGGCTCCGAGGCTTCAACCACTATTTGGACGAGGCGAGCAAGCGTCTGTGTCCAGACTGGATGGAGCAGAAACAAAAGGCGCTGGCATCACTTCCACCGCCAGCCGCGCTCAAGGACAGGCTGCACGCCAGTCTGGAAGCCGTACCGTGACGCACCCACCCCGCATAGCGCGCGACGTGCCGAAGGGCACTCGCCCGCCTAACCTGCGCCGGAAGGAGCAGCATCTCGACTTTGTGCGGGATCTGCCGTGTGTAGCGTGTGGTAGACAGGTGATGATGCCGATCCGTAACCAAGCGGCGCATGTCCGTATCGGGACAGACGGTGGCGCGGGGATGAAGCCTAGCGATCGCTATACCGTACCGCTCTGCGTCGTCTGTCATGCCCGTCAGCACAAAGGCGAACTTTCATTTTGGGCCGAACTTAGGATCGATCCGCTCAACGTTGCTTTCCGCCTATGGACGATCTCAGGCGATCAAGAGGCTGGGGAGAGGATCGTTTTCAGGGCACGACAAGCGATTGGATTGCACAAATGAGCGAGTGGCGTCGAGCTAGCGCAATAGCTCAGTATCCCGGCTTTAATTCTTACCTGGAAACCTCTGGGGAGCGCATGCGGTTCGTGCTCCGCGCGACGATCGAATACGTATCCGAAGTGCCAAAACTTCTGGCCTATATCGACTGCATGGGAAGGATTCTCGCCCTGCCGAAGCGGCGTTCGCAAGATGATGAGATTGACGGAGACTGGGCAGAATGACGGATGAGATACGCTATCGGGACGCCCTCCAATGGGCTTTTGAGCGACTGAGCCTCGATGGAGGGATGACCTCTAAAGAGCAGCAATTGACTTATCGGGAGATCGGGAACGTGCTCTTAGGGAGGCCGACGCCAGCAATCGACGGGTGGCGGCGAAGGCTCGCTGGTGGAAAATGAGCCAAAAGACTTTGAAAGCCCTCGAAAGGGTATTCGCCGCTGAGATCGCAGGATGCTTGCCGTTTCAGTCGAAGGCAAAGGTCTTTCAAGATTTATGCGACGACGGATTGTTGGAGCCGATGCAGAGGAAGTTCAGCGGCAGGTTCCCTGTGACGGTGTCGGGTTATCAGCTAACACATGCCGGTCGGATCACCTATTGCGCAAGCTGTGAAGATGATTGAGCGCACCCTCACCGTCCGCGACGTAGCCGAGCGCATCTCGAAATGACCGACCGAACGATGGAGCGGCTGACCTATTCCACGCGCGAGTTCGCTGAGCTGAACGGCGTCAGCGAGCGCACCGTGCAGCGGTGGATCAGGGATCGCGTCGTGAAGTCGGTCAAGATCGCCGGTACCCGGCGCATCCCGGCGGACGCTTTTCGCCGGAAGCTCGGCGAGGTGTCCCATACTCCGCCCCATACTCGCGCCGTCGTTTGATGTCGTTTGATGTCGTTTGATGTCGCCTTTTGGTAGCCCGTAAGCCCCTGACGTGGGCGCTATCATATTGCAATATCTTGCGATATGCCTGCCGTGGCAGCGGATGGGGTGTCCGCCGATTTTGCTATGTTGTTGTAATTATTATAATAAGATAGAGCCCGGCGCTGGAGTTTTCCCATACGCTATACCATTCTTTTGGAGAAGCGACATCCCGAATAGGCCGACACCAAGGAGACACCAATGAGCACAAGAGGCAAATTCGGGTGGTGGCTGAATGATCGGCGCTGGGCCGCGAACATGCGCCGCGTGCGACGGATACAACGCGACCTGCTGTTTGGTCAGCGCGTCAGATTTTTTGAGGAGCTTCGGCCGAAGGTGCCGGCTGGGCGTATCGCCTATCCTGACGCGCTAATGTACGTCACCGTAGATGATGTCTGTCGCGCCCTAATTGCGGCCCATGATGCGAGCGAGGAGAGGAGACGGAAATGACTAATGCTCTAGGATATCCGGCAAGTGAGGCTGACATCTCCGGCTTAGTACAACAACTCTTGGCCGAACGACATCAATGGCGTGAGCAATCAAAGCTTGCGTATTATCGCGGATTTCGGATCGGCGCGTTTGTTGGCCTCTTAGTCGGCGCCATTGTTGGTTTACTTTGGTAGCCGAGGAGCAGGAAATGACCGAGCCGACTGAGCGCGACCGAAAGATGGCGATGGCGTGGGCTGATCAGTGGTATGGCGACTTGGCTCCTCCGACTGGCGAAGAGCCCGACATTGCCGCCTTGATCTCCACTATCGCCGAGGCCCGCGAGGAGGAGCGCGTCGGCCACGCGGAAACGCAGGCCAATGCATTGGCATGGATGAGAGCGCACGACGTGGTCGCATCCTGGATACAGGCAGACCCCGCCACACTGAAGCGCTGGATTGAACATCCCCCGCCCGATCATAAGCTACCGAAACCCGCGGATCTGCCAGAGATGGTAGCCGCTGCCCGTGAGGAGGAGCGCGAGCGGTGCGCCGAGATTGCGCGGGCATGGATACAGGGAGTCCCGACAAACACAAAAAATCGCGTCGTGCGGGAAATCGTCGTCGCGATCCGATTTGGGATGAGTGAGGAGAAGGGCAGGAAATGACCGAACCTGATACGACGGTAGGGCCGAACCAATATCGCTGCGCCGCATGTACCGGCGTGTTCGACATGGGCTGGACAGACGAAGAGGCTACGGCCGAGTTGGCCGATGTCTTTCCTGGTTTCGATAAAACCGAATGCGCCATCGTCTGCGAGGACTGCTATAAACGGCTCGCCCCCGAGCGGGGCAGAAAATGAACGGCCGAATGTGGGGATGGTGGAAGACACTTTGCTACTACGACAACTTTCCTCGAAATTTCAGGCGGGAGTTTGAGCAGCAGATTAGTACTGCGAATTCGTCCGCTCTAGCTGAGCGGACGGCTCGCGAATTACACAACGCATGGGCTGATCACGATGATTCAGAACGCTTCTGGCGAGCCTATGTGCCTATGGTGCTAATGATGTTCGCGGATAAAGTGAATGGGCAAAAACACTAATGGCAGCCCAGCCTTGAGCCGGGGCAGGAGAGGAGCAGAAAATGAACGGCTACGAGCGGATGTATTGAAATGGATTTCTTACCTGAGACAGCATCGCGCAATAAGTCGGCGCGGATCTGGTACATGAAGAGTGACAGCACGGTCCTCTATAGGGCCACCTTCATGCCCAATGATCTAATACCGTTTTATCGGAGCCTTGATCCACTTCCCGGCCCTTACACTGTCCATATCGAATGGACCGAAGAATGAACGGCTATGAGCGGATGATCGCCGAGCAGCGAGAGGAGATCGCGCGGCTACACGTGGAGATCGAGCGGCTGCGGGCGGCGATACATAGGGCTGTAAATTGGTTTTCGCGTGGGCTAGGGCCGCCTCATACCCCTATGGAAATTTATCTACTCGCCGTACTAGGCGAGGAATTACCTGCGCCTACCGACGATCCTGATCCCACCGGGACCGAATGATAGCGTCTTGTGCTCGCTATTGGCATCGACTTGAACACAGCATTCGCCAGTCTCGTCGTCGGCGGTAATAATCTCTCCCGCCACTTCGGTAAAATCATCGAGGCGGACAATCATCCAGCGATGCTTTTCCTCAGCGCTGGTCCACGTTTCGAGCTTCATTTTCCGTATCCTTCCGTTAGAAGCCTCCCTGCCTCTCTTACGCACTGATGGGCATAACGCTCCTCATCCCTCGCGGCACAAAGCTCGGCTTATTCGTAAGCATCGCCGTAGCCTCCATCTGCGCCTCGATGATCGGCAGCTCGCCCTGGAATTTTGCGAGATAGGCCGCGTCCACCTTCCATGCCTCCACGGCCCCGAAGCCTTCGTTGTAGGCTTGCGCGAGATCCCACAGCGGGATTGACGGCACATTACGGAATTTGGCGATGCTCCGCGCGCTGTCGTCGAGATACCCGATCCCGGATTGGATCGAGACCATTGGATTGGTTTGAGGCCCGGCCTGGATGCCGTAAAGCGTAGCCATCGCCGCAGCGGTCGGAGGGATGACTTGCATGAGGCCGTCATAGCGGCCAGCGCCGTTCGGTCCGGCATTAGGGTTATTTCCGCTCTCGATGTCCATAATGGTCATGATCCAAGCGGGGTCGAGATACTGCCATTTTGGATGTGCAGCGAGGGTCTGCCGCACCATACCGAGATACGTCCGCTGAGCGGACGAGAGGCCGACCGCCACTTATCGGCACCCCACACAGGTCTGCGGAGGAACCGCGACCGTCCCGTACTGGGTCGCCCCCCCAGGCGTCTTCGGCGGTGCCTGCTCAAAAGTGCGGAAGTTTGGAGTGACGATCGGACCGCCCGGTTGCGAAACGCTCGGCGGCGGTGGCGGAACCGGCAAAGGTTGGACTGGCTTCGGCGGAAGTGATGGCGGCGGCAGCGCTGGAGGCGGCGGCGACGGCACAGACACCGGGAGAGGCGCCATCGGCGTCGGAACCACCGTCACCGGGCTTGTCATGGCCGCTTGCGCAACCGCGAGCTGGATGCCGCTGAGCGTGCAGTATTGATGATAGGAGTTGAGGTCTACCCAGGCCACGTCCGGCGTCTGCGGTGGATCGACAGCGACGGCGGATCGCCATACATCGCGTTGCCGCTTGGTAAGCGCGTATGCTGCAACTGGGTTGGTCCCAGTTGGGGAATTGGCTTGGGCAGCTCCCAGAGCCCCGCTGGCGAGCCCCATGGCGCCGGCTGCCGCTAAGCCAGCCGGTCCGCCCGCGATAGCGGCGCCGCCACCGCCGAGGCCTAGGAGGCTTTGTAAGAAGGTGCCCTTCTGACCCGCGAGCACCTGTTGATCAAACCATCCGTAGCAGCCCTGATCGTCGAGCACCGTACCGATGTTCAGCATGGCGGTTGGGGCGCCGGGAGCGGACCAATTTTGGAGTGCTGCCTGCGCGGTGCCTATGTCAGCAAAGGATGGAATCCCAGGTGGCCCGGCCTGTTGTCCCGCGCACGCAGCAAGAGCCGCAGGCAATAGGCACGCAATGAGCCTGTTCATATGGTTTTGTCCGTTGGCGCTGCGGGCAGGGCACTACCCTGCTTGTGTCCCGTTAGGGCGCTTTCGCTAACCCAGACCCTAACCGATGTCGTGGACGGGATACACGGGGGCCACCCCAGCCGAGAGCCTACTTTCAGCTCTGCCGCAGCATGATTCATCACATCCACCCCATAACGTGAGAGAAGCCTAGTGCCTCGCAGACGATCAGGGATGCGACGGCCCCGGCAGCGAACGCGACAACGAGCCTGTTCATGGCTTCTCCGATAGCTTGGCGATCTGATCATCCTTTTTTTGGCTCCCCGACGAGCTGCCGAGCCAGAACGAGACGGCGGTTGAGAAATTGGTGATGATCGCGCCGACCAATAGGCTTTGACTGGTCGTGTCGTGGCTCAGATACGCAATCACGAAAGCAGCCAGAAAGCCAAGCGCAGACAGTATCGATGTGACAATGGCGCCCCAGGCCATCATGGTTGCCGTGGTCATAATCAATGTCGCCAGTTGTGGTCGATCTTGGCAATCTCTCGTAACAACCGGACATTCTCTCTACCAAGCAGCCGGTTTTCGTCCTTCAGCGCCTTGATTTCCTCTTCCTGGCGCTTGATTGTCTCTATCATGTCTCTACGCTCGGCGGCCTTGCTGGTGCGCCAATATGTGTAGAGTCCTAACAACGCAGCCAGCGCCGATCCGCCCGAGGTATAGAGGTCGTGGAACCAAGTCGTCTCCACTTCGGCAACCGAGAGATATGGCGTCGCTTCGCTGTGGCATATATATGGCAAAAGTTCCCGCTCTCGGCGTGAAATCGGCGTGAAATCGTCCGAATTTCACTCATTTTTCAATGCATCCGAGGAATGCCGACCCCGCCGCTCAACAGGCAGGAAATCAATTCAAAGATGACGATGATCGCGAAGATGCAGACCATTCCCCAGATGACTATTCGCACTGCGGCAACGATGAAGGCGAAGACCTCGCCAGCGAGCCCGAGCTTGGGCAGCACGAACGATACCAATAGCCTCAGCAACGCGACGACCACACAGATAACGACGAGCCAGATCAGGAGCTGCTCAAACCACGCCAGACCGAAACACATGACTCAGATTCCTCTGTTGATGTCTTCCTGTATTGCGGCTCGCCCGACCAACTCTGCCCGCAAATCGGCGATTTGCTGTCGCAACGCTCGGACCTTTTCTGGAGGTGGGATGTTTCCGCCTATCACATCGAGCGCCAATTCCAGGGCTATGAGCGTGCCCTCTTTGACCTCTGTCATCTTGCTATTGACGAGACTGTGAGTTGTCGTCGCTATCTCAAGGGTTTTCTGCGCTGTATTCGAGGCGATTTTAGCGGTAGCGGCGACATCGGCGGCGCGCTCGTCCGCTCGCGTGGCGACCTCTTCGGCTGCTTTTTCCTTCCGCTTGTCAATAACATCCGCCCGGTCCCAATCATCCTGTTGTCGTTTCCTGGCCGCGCGATTGTTGATGATCGACTGGACGGCACCCACAATGGCCACCACCGCCGCTACGACCAGCACGCCAAGCGCGCTATCCAAGCCGCTAGTCATCGTGCGATCCATCCGAACGCAGCATCGCGCTTCCAGACCCAGCGGCTATAGAGAAAGTGAGCAATTCCGACGCCCCAGCGCGCCTTGATCACGATCGGTAAGGCAAGGGTCGCGATGTGATCCGCGCGCGGGATCTTCCATGCAAATCCGATGCAGCCGAGCCCCAGAACAGCCGCAAGAAAGAGCCACCAGCATCGCGACACACGGCTCGACAGACTGAGATCGACGAGCCAATGGTTGAAGTCGAGCGCCACCAGCGCAAGCCAGCGCCACCATGTGGCATCGGTTAGCATCGGTACGCCGGCCATGAGCACGGCTGTGCCGCCAACACATACCCAGCGCGGAACACGCCAGCCGATGAGGCAGGCGACGCCGTAGTGCTGCGCGCCGAAGTGATAGATATTCCAAACGTAGTAAACCCAAAAGATCAGCCAGAACGGGCTGAGCAATGCCCCGACGATCGCAAGCGCTGGCAACAGTAGGCTCTCAATCGGCTGCGACAAGGCTACCTGCCGAAGTTTCGGATGCGACCACGCTAGAACGATAGGGGAGGCGACATGCGCTTGCTCACAGATGATCGCGACGGCAAACAGCCCAAATCCCGCTTGCTGCCAAGTCACGGCGCCCCCGACTTGGTAGGATTGTTATTACACTGGGTAAGCTGGCTCGAAGGGCTCCATGCGGGGCAGGTCCAGAAGGTCACTCTTTGCCAAAACGCGTCATACGCAGTCCCGTTGTTTAACGTAGACGAAAGGGGGCCAACCTGGATCTTCCATCGATTGAGCTGATCTGCTGCCGCGATTTGCCAAGGCGCATTCCAATTGTCGCAGCTCTCAAATTGACCGTTCCAATAATTACACATTGACCATGCGATATTCCCATCGGTCGTGATCCTGACGCCGTAATTTTGATAGATCGTGGGATTAAAATTGCTGATTGTGTTGAATGCTACGGGCACTCCGTTTGGGACTATCAACAGCGGCCATTGGACCGGGTGGGTTGCTGTGTACCCAAATGTAAGACTCGGTTGGCTTGGTTTGATGGCCTGCTCGTCAAGATCCCACTCATACGCATTAACTGTGCAACAGTTGCCACTTTCCGAGTAGATGCTGCCGATTAGCGTCTCAAGGCTATTCGCAGTTAAATACGATGAAGAATATCTCATAATCCAGTCGATATACACCCCCTCTGGAAACAACTGCTCCGGGTCTATCTCACTAAATGGTTGCCACGATGGATCCCAGTGCATATCAAGAGCCTTTTGGCCGCCGCCGCTGCTATCTGTCACTACAGACACGGCGCTACCACATGGGGCAGACCCGCTTTGGTTATTAAAGAAAAATATCGGTGTCGAAGCGCCCGCGCAGTCCAGCCAATTCGCAGGATTGCTAAACTGCGCTTGCCCGAAATCGAAATTCGCGGCGCAATGGGTAAACCCGGCAGCCACAGCTCCCGCCGGAATGGTTCCGGTATAGTTTGGGCCGATATTGCAGGCGATGCCGCCGCCACCGGTAGCCTGCGATACTTGGAATGACAGGAAGTCACCTGAGCCATTGAACAATGCATCCCCGCCCAGCGAGGTAAATTGCAGCGTGTGGTTCCCCGCCGTCGCATTGAACGGAGCCGATAACGTACCGCCTTGGAATGTGGTGAAACTTGCGGTGTTGGGCGTAGCTATCGAACCTATAGAGGTTCCGTCCATTGATACGCCCCACGATCCTCCCGCCGACGTATCGGCAAGATTCGCCGTTATCGTGAATGGGCCGGTTCCGGTAATGTTGATCGTGTATTTATATGCGATACCCGGAGTGCTGCAGCCCAGCACATATGGCGCTCCAGCGGTAGAGGTTTTGAAGTTTACCGTGTCAGGTCGATATGAGCTGGAATTGAGGCAGCCTGTGACGGGGCTGATGTAGCCAATGCCTGAGCCGCCAATGTCGTAGTTGATGGCGTTAATTGTCGATGTGCTCGGCCATGGCTGGCTGGGGGAGCCGTTTCCAAAGCTCTGCTCGGCTGTCTTGCTCGAATGGGTGAGATTGAGCAGTTGGCCATGCACGCCGACCGCTACGAGAAGGCCGCCCGACAATAGAACCGCCGCCACAAGAGCAAGGAACGCCCTCATTCAGTAGCCGTAACGGTGATGTTTTGAATTGTGCCGCCATCCCTAGCGACGCCAGTGCCGCCCGGCTTGACGATTACATTGCTTCCCGAGATCGCGAAGGTTCCTCCATCGTCGAAATTGGGCGCGGCAAATCCAAATGTGCCGGAGAAGGGATGGCCGTCTGACCATGTGACGCTAAGCGTGGCAACCGTGCTGCCTAGCGCCGCCCCAGACGAAATGGACGGACTCGCCGGAGTTACAGTCAATGTCATGAAACCTGGCGCTAATACACACGCCGCCGTTGGACTCGGCTGGCACTCCTCCCAACGGGCATGTGCCGGGATGTTGTAGACGGTAGCGTTAATCGGATCGACAGGCGGCCATGTAGAGGAGCCAAAGAATGACGGTGTCCCAGTCAGATAGAACGAATTTGGCAGGGTGTGCGCAATATCATTCGAGGCCCAATGGATAGAATTCGTCTGGTAATCGTAATTCCCATCGACGATGGTCGTGCAAGGATCGGCATCAGCCAAGCATCCAGACGCGGTCACGCCAGATGGCGTAGCCGGATATATTGTATTGGCCACATTATCGGGCTGGCTAGGGCCTCCTTGTGAGGTATTGAGATTGAAATCGTTCCATCCCAGTTTCAAGATCGACGAAGCGCCGGAATTGCCGTTGCCGGTGCCGTTGTCGCTATAAACCCAGCCATGACCAGCGGTCGTCACTCCAGGCGTTCCAGCGATGTTTCCAATAAATGAGGTCCAATAGGTATAAGGATGCGACGCCAGCGCCCGCTGTGGGCCGCAGCACCCGGCACTGTCGTTGCGTACCACGCCATCGAGCCCAGTGAACGTCTCTCTGATTCCGGTGATGTAGTTACGGAAATAGGTGCAGTAGGGGCTGGCCCCATGTGTAAAATCGGAGTCGATGTTGAACGACTGGTTGCCTTCGAATAGCGCATGATGACTGCCCACCAAGTGGCTGCAGTTCAGGCCCGTTTCGACCCAGCCGGAATTCCCGTTGATATATCCATCGTCCATATAATTGTAGGCGACGACGCTGCCGGCGCCCGAGGCCCGCATGACGATAACCTTGTTGGCGAGCATCGAAACGCAGTTGGTGATGTACTCCTCGGACGCACCAAAGGTCAGGTTGATCGCGTACCCGCCGCCGCCATTGACCGGCCACGCGGCATTGTGGACCCAGCATGTGTCCGCCTGATCGCGGAATGCGGCGCGGCCGAAATAGATGCCGCCTTGGTTGAGCCACTGATAGCTCTCGATGTTTTTGTTCCAGCAGTAAACGCAAGCACCAAAGGTGAGATTGCCCTGGTCGCCGCCCCACATCGTGAGATTCTCAATTCCGGCCTGCTGCACAATGGTCGATGGCGAGTAGACATGAACCTGCGCCGTATTGGCAGTGCGATAGGACAGCGTCAGTGGTGAGTCGAAGGTAATGGTATTGCCGTTGATCGCGGAAACCAAATGAAGCTCTTCATTTACCCCGCCGCAACGGATGCTGTAGGCGCACTCATCGCCGTTCGTGCCGCACGAAAAATTGTTCGTTCCATAGACGCATGAGCTATCAACTGCGGTGCCAGGACTGTGAGCGTTCCACTCCACCCGATAATCAGGGGAGGCCCATACTTGACCTGTGCCGCCGTTCATGGCGACATCTGGCATCGCCTGCCCAATGCCGAGTTCGTCCACGAGGACTAGGCTACCGATCGAGATTCCGGAGGTGCTTGCAACATTGACCGAAAAGGCACCTTGCACACCGTCACCCGTGAGATTCGTCGTGTTGGAAATTGTGCCGCCGCCGCCAACCGCGACCACACAACCATTGTGACCATTGCTGTGAAAGTCACCCAGGATCGAGCCGTTGGTCACCGCCAGTATCGTTTGCCCTGCGCCAGCGCCTCGAAGTACGATGTTCTTGTTCACATTGACGCATGCGCTATTGAGATTGAAAGTACCGGCGTTGAGCATCACGACGCCATTGGCTGCGCAGCTATTGATGGCGCTCTGAATGGGTGCCGCGTCGTCTCCGCCGCTAGGGCTTAGCGTGGCACATACCGATGAACGACTCGGAATGCCGCCAATCGAAAGCAATCCGGCCATTTTCCAATTAGCGATTGCATCACGATCAGCCGGCAACAGGCCACCGCCGATGCCAGGGAATTGAAACGAACTCATCGAGCCGGCATAACCGTTGGCGTCGCCGCTCGCCCACTGCCACCGCACCGTATGATTGCCTGACGCAAGATTGAAAGGAGCGGAATCGACGCCCTGCATGGTCGTATAACTGCCGGTATTCGGTGTAGCGACCGCACCAATCAGCGTGTCATCGATATAAAACGCCCATGAGCCTCCCGCTGATGGGCTGCCGAGGCGTGGAGTCACCTTGCAAGGGCACGGAGATGGCGTCGGAATGTTGATGATATACTGATACCAAGTCCCGGTAACAGCGCAGCCGATTTGGAAGGCCGGTCCATCACTCGACGTTTGAAGATTGGCGGCATCAGATCGATACGTGGTTGCCTGACAGGCGGGAAGGGTATTGCTGTTCGGTACGTTGAAGGCGATCCCCGGCTTAACGGCCGTATCGTAATTCTCGGCATTGATGGTGCCGATAGGCCAAGGCTGGCCGCCATTGCCGAAGGTCGTCTCGCCCGGCCTCGCATCGAAACTGGCGATGTTGAAAAGCTGAGCCGAGGCAGGAAATGTGCAAGCGATCAGGCATAGTGCCAGTCGCCATCTCATGCGCCGTCACCCGTCAGAATCCAGTGCCCATTGGTGCCTGAGTTGGTATCGACAAACACAGTGATGACGGCGTATTGCCCAAAGGTTTTGGTGAATCCATGCGGATTGCTCGGCCCAGTCGCGCCCACCGCCGGAATAGTAGTTATCTGCCCCGCGCCGCCCTGTTCGAGTTGCGCTGTGCATGGAACGGGCGGGGTGGCTGGTAACGTAACCGTTATCGGACTAGACGACGTGAAGTATACCGTCTTGCCGCAGTCGGTCGACGCCAGCGTGTAAGTCGTACCTGACTGATTGTTTTGCGTGCCGATCGTCGAGGCAAAGGTTTGCTGCGCGGTAAAGGACTGCGCGACATTGGTAAAGACCGCATTTGCGTTGTTGACCCAATTTCCATTGGCATCCCAACTGCCGCCCTGCCCCGTCGTGTTCGCACCGGTATTGGTGACGAACTTGGATGTGTTGCCTGTTACCGATCCGAGGCCGGGACACGCCCCCGCGCCGCCGCCGATCACCGGAAGGTTGGCAGTTAGGACTGAGGAGAAGGCGTAGGTGGTTGTCGCGGTATTACATAATACGGCACCCCCACCCACTGGGCCAGAGGCTATGCCCAGCCCGCCATTGCCGGGCTGCACTTGGTTAATAAGCTGGGTCGCCGCGTTGACCGTAATGTTATTGCTGGACGGAATTGTTTTGTTCGTAAGGGTTTGAGAATCTGAAAGAGTGACTAGGGAGTTGCCTGGGATCTTTTTGTCGGCCCCGCCTTGCAGGACGATAACCCCATCTCCGGACCCGAGCGGCGTAGATGCGCTAGTCAATCCACCGAAGAATGTCTTGAAATCCTCGGTAGCCTCCACCAGCGGGATACCCACACCGACCGTAGCAACCGCCGTCGCTATGAAGAGTCCACGCATGTTCATTGATTGCCTACTCCGGTCATCATGAGCGAGCCGCCACTGGGAACGGGGATAAGAGAAAGAAACGACTGGCCTTGCTTAAAGCCGCCGTTGTGGATTGTCGCTGTTAGTGTCACCCCCCCGGCTGGGGCTTTTGAACCGTGATCAGCTATCAGTGTGTCGCCGAATTGTGCGGCGTAGGTTCGCAGCGTGAAATTTACCCCGCTGACTGTAGGTGCCGTGCCATTGCCGGAGTTGCTTGCGCATGCGACCACCGACGCCCCGGCCTGCGTTGTCGTGAAGCCGCCCGAAAACGTGTCGTTGGTCCCTGTGTCGTCTGCAAAGCCCGTTCCGTCAGGCTGTCCTGTTTGCTTAACGTTATAGTAGTCAGCTACAATTACTTGATTGAAACTGATTCCTGATACATTGTCCGTAAAAGTCAATGTATTGGACCCCGAAGCCGGATTTAGCAGATAATACAGCTCCTGAGCTTGGTTAGCATCTACAGCGACCGGACCAGTCAGGGCTACGCCGCCATACGTAGCGGTGTGGCCGTGAGCGGTATCGTCTAGCGCGCAAAGCACCAATATTCTGTTTTGGCCAGTTCCAACGGTATAAGATGTAGAGATCGGACCACCTGCATTTCCCAAATCCGCCGCGCCGGAAAAGACAATGTTCGCAGCATGCGCCCCACTACAGAGTCCCGCTAGTAAGAGGCCAATAAATACTCGGCGAAACATCAGTCTTTGAACCCCGTCACGATTGGCGTAGCCGTAGTCAGATTATTCGTTTGATACTTAATCCGATAAAGCGAGGTGGTTATCCCGTTCACACCAACGCCAATTCCCAAAAACGGATCTGGATTGACTATGGTTCGGCCGCCCGGTAAGTGAAGCGTAACGCCGGCCGGGCCATAGGAAGTCCAACTCGTCGAGGCCACATAATTGAAGGTAGCACCACCATCCGTGGAAACGTCCGCCTCCAGAGAGAGGGTGTTTCCCACAGCCAGCTTGTCAGCAAGCGGAAGCTGCAACGTTAGCTGGATCGCGGTGTACCCGTTTGCTGAAGCCCCGCCGGTTGGCGGAACTGTTACCGTGGAGCCTGTCGTAAGGGCGACTGGGCCGAGATTCAGAACTTGTGTCGTGACCTGCTGAGCATGCGCTCCAGCGGAGAGGGCGACGCAGAAAGCCAGAATGGCCGCTAAAGTCTTCATTATTCACCATCCAACTGCTTGATGACGTATTCGAATTTGCCGGGCGGCACGCGCGACCGCAGACTGAACAAGGCACCAATGATGAATTTCCTGTATGTTTCATCGTTTGGGTCGTCACCGTTTGGGACCATCTGCCACCACCCGAATTGCTGAAGATCCTCAATCATCCCCGCCACGACATCGTCGCCGCAGGGATTGCACGGCTTGCTGACGGGTCCGGCATGCGCAGCAGCGCAAAACAATAGCGCCGCCGCAACTGTCAGGAGAGGTTTCATTTCTTCCTCGCTATTTGTAGTAGAAGGAGACTAGGAACGTACTGGCCGCTGGAGCAGTTGTGTCGGCATCCGCAATGCCCCCGGTCACGCACGCTGTAATGGCAGTGCCATAGGCCACGCCGACCGGCACACTCCAGATAAAGCCGGCGCCTTGCGTCTGGTTTGCCGGGATGACCATGCGATCGACTGGCGTAGTGGTCCCGCACGTCACAGATCCCTGTGCGGTATTGAACGTTTTCACGAAAGCGGGAGTGGTGTTGCTGATTGAGAAGGCCGAGATGGCGTAGAGCGTGCCTGCTGAGGCGTCGACGGCGAATGACGTGGTGTTGTTGGCGACAATCTTGGAAAAGACGCTCGTTCCACCAGTCGAACCTGCGATGGCTTGAACGGCATTGGTCGTGCCGGGCGTCGTCTGATCAATGCCGACCTTACCGACGAGTGCGGAGCCAGCTACGAGCCCCACATTGCCGATAGTATTCGCGCCGGCATTGAGGCCGACCACGCCGGTTCCATCGGTCGGCAGTTCCACGCGCTGCACGCCAGCTCCGGATACACCGTGCCCGGTCGCCGTCGCTGTGGCGGCAATCGAGGACATATCGGTTTTGAGGACGCCGGTGCCGACTGTCCGTAAGCGATCCCAAGTCGTGCCGTTGTAGCCGAAATTCAGGCTACCGAAGAGCGCATCGGTCGGATTAGCTGTGGCGTCCGCCAGCGCCGCGACCGCAGGAATGGCGTTTGCGCCCGTGCTGTCGACTAAGCCTGTGAAGCCGAAACAGTTGGAACTGCCGTCAGTAGCGGTCTTGAAATTGACGTTGCCGACACCGCTTGCATCGAGCATCGGAAATGGATTGCAGGTTCCCGCTATAGCTGCGCTTGGCGCTAGCAACATCAAGCTCGCAACCAAAGAGCGGAAAAGCGTTCTCATCATTAGAGTCCTCGAAAATTCATCACTATTGCCGCATTGCATGGGACGGTGAATTTGGCCTGCAATGCACCGCACGCGCTTCCGGGAGTGCCGCCGTCAGCGGTAAGCTGAGTGGCGGCGTCATCCGCAGTCAGAGGCGTAACGCCATCGTCGGCCGTCAGTACGACGCCGGACGAACAGCTCCCCGAGACGATCGATGAGACGATGCCGTTTTGGATCGTCCAGCAGCTCGATCCCACGGTTGTTTGTTGCGAGGTGCCCAAGTTGGAAGCGAGCTGAAGGGCGCCACCCATAAAGGCGATGCCGCCTGTTACTGGGCAATCGGTCGGTGTCGCCGGTCCGGCTCCCGCATTACATTTGAACGTTGTTGCCGGGGCCTGGGCGAGGTTCTGGTTAGTCACCACCCCAGCATTGAGAGACGAGGCTTGCGCTCCCGTGCCAGGCCCCGCAGAGATTGCGCCAGTGAGCTGGTTGATGCCCGGCGCCTGTACGACCGGCACATAGTTGGATCCGTTCCACGTCAGAGCGCTATTGAGCGTAGGGGGTATCCCTGACGCTATCGGAAAGCCCTGCAAGCCAGTGACGAGCGGTGCCGAATAAGTAGCGCCCCCAAGGTCTCCCGCTGGCGTCCCGAGAGCACCGAGCACGCACGATGCCGCCAGCGAGGTCGGATTGGGTAATGTGCCCCCGAGACAGACACCGAGATTGCCGACGCTGCGGGAGGCCGAGCCAACGGCTAGACCGAGGTTAGGCCATGTCCCGGCGAGATCGCCTGTAACTGGCCCCAGATTGAAAGCCGCAGCACCGGGCGCTAATCCTGTTCCCGATACTAAGCCGTTTATTGAGCCGCTTCCGGAAATCTGCGAATTGAGCTGAGCCTTGGCGGGCGTCCCTATCAACAGCAGGGCGACCACCAGAACCCAAACCTTCATTTGTAATGACAGGTATAAACAGCGCCTGCGGCAGAGGCGACTATCGAGATCGATGGCGGCATCGGATAATATGCCGATGAATAGGTCACGCTGGCGGTCGGAACCAACTGAATGGACGGCGGGGCCGTCGTCGCTACGCTGCCCAAATCATTGATCCAGATGACCTGGCCGTTGATCGAATTGTTCTGAATGAGCAGATAATCGGCCGGCGCGGTCGCTCCCGTTCCCGATGTCGGGAAAGTGATATTTGCCGGCGTTACCCCGATGGCGCCCGAACAATTAGATGCGGGACCGTAGAGTTGCGCCGCATCGGCGACGGGCGACATCAGCAGGACGCAGGCCGCGAGCAGCGCGCGCAACATCATTTCATCTCTGTTCCTGATTTGGACGGATTGACGAACCGATTCGCCGTGCTACTTACGGGTGAACCGTAGGAAACCTTCTCATGAAGTACACAGCCGCCGCCGTATTTGGTCTTTGCCTCGTCACATCAGCCGCCCATGCCCAAGGATGGATAACGGCACTCACTGGACTCGGCGCGTTTTCTCAGGGCTACCAGAACGGCCAGGCGCAGCGCTACAACATGCAGCATGGCTATCCGGCCCAGACCTATCAGCCTTCCTACAGCGGCCAGTATCCGCAAAGCTATATTCCCAACGGTAGGACCGTGACGTGTCAGCCGTTCGGCAACTATATCTATTGCCAATGAAACTTATTTGGGCCGACCGCATCGCCATTTTCTGGGCGGCTCTTCTTTCTCTATTCTTCTTCTGCCTGAATGGTCGCGAGGCAATTGCAGGTATGCTGTCCGATCCAAATGCGCTGTTCGTCTTATTCGGCATCCCCTGGATCGTGCTACGGCTCATCGATTGGGTATGTGGCGGCCCTACGGCACGGAGGCGTTATGCGCCGCCACGAGCTAGGAATTGGGCGAGCGATGGCGTCATGGGCACCGACGCGGGCGACCCGGCAGGCACCGGCGCGCGCGGCATGGGCTGCGGCGCCGGCACAAACGCGGGAACCCGCAGATATGCATTGCTGCTTCCCAAGGCAGGGGTGGGAGAAGACTGAAGCAATTCCGCAAGCGGCGAGCGAGAGCGAACCATCTCGTCAACCCCACCTAGCGCACGGCGCGCAAGACTGTTTTCCAGCCCCTTTGCAGAGACACCAAGCGCGGTCGGTAGGGCGGCCCCAAGAGCGGTACCCTCGATACCTAGCCCCAAATGTCCTCCCGCAGTCGCCCCCAGCCCAGCAGCAAATAGGCTCCCAAGCCCACCGCCGCCGCCAAAAGTATTACCAACACGACGGGCCGCGTTTCGAACAGCCCCACCCTGGACAAGATTATTTAACGAATCGATCTCCGCCTGCGAATAACCGCTGAGGTTTTCTGGGTTTCGCAGGAAAGATGCGGCGCGCTGCCTTATCGAATTGTCGATGTTGGTGCCTGAATGGCTCGCTGCCGCTTTAGCATTTGCTTGGTCTAAAAATCCGGTATTGGCCCGATCCAAATCCCCGGTGAGAGCATTAGAGCGCATTGCGGCGGCATAGTTAGCCCGAGCGGTAGCTGCTTCCGGTGAGATTGTATCAATGAACTTGTCCAGTTCCGGAATAGCTTTTTGTGCGGCAAAACCCTCCGTGCCACCTTCTGTGGTTATCGCGGAAAGGCCGCGCCGCGCCGCTTCAAGGCCCGGATAGGTGCCGACCACAGTATTATCGTTTGCTCCCAGGCCGTACTTATTGGCCATAGCTTGGGCTTGTTCTATGGTATCGGCATACAGCACTCCAGCGGGACCATTTGTATGAACATCAAACCCAGGGGGGTTTGGATGAATTTCTGCTGCTCCCGCAGAGGAAGCGACTTTCGGTGGATTTGCCAACTTGTCTAAAATTGCATAGGTCTTGGGGGCAGTCTCTTGAATAATGCCGTGATCATTTAGGAGGGTTTGCTGCACTCCCTGAGCCATATTTGCAACTGCATCACCGGGAACCGAGACTGGCGATGCACGAGCGGCAGCGTATCCCTTGGCCGCAGTATCCTTTAATTGCTGCGCCGATGGCACTACGGTCTGCGACGCCATTCCCGGTATGAGTTCCCCTGCCCTTGACGCCACGCTCGTCGGGCTAAACGCCGTCGCAAAATCAAGTGCCCGATTGGTAACCTCCGGACTAGCTTGGCTAGAGCCGGATCCAGAATAAGGCGTCGGGAGCTTGCCGGAATACACATCGCCGGGAGCCATGGCTGCCTGCGCTAGACGCTGTATTCCGCCAAGGACACCCGCGTTCGGATCAAAGCTGGCATTGCCCTGCGCATCAGTCGAAAACGGCAGAATCGCTCCAGTATATGGCTGTTGTGCTGGGGCTCCTGCATAACCTTTAAGGGCCTGCGCTACAGCATCGTCGCCCATTTCGTCAGGGAAATCGACAGACTCGCCGCTTGGCAACGTTACCGTATGCGTCATTACATCGGCTCGATCTTGCCCGTCGCCGGATTGAACCGCGAGCGCCGTGCCGGAGGCGCAGCCGGGCCTCCTCCGGCCTTCACATCCTCCGGAAACACCGCTCCATGCTGACGTAGCACGCCCATGTATTCATTCGCCACGTCAGGCAATGGTGCCATGCGATTGTAAGCGCTATCAAATAGCGATAGCGGAACGCCTTTGTGCTCGACCGTAAATTCTGTTGCTAGTCTCGCTCTCTCATCCTGCCACTTAGATCTAGCCAGAATATCATTCATCATCTGATAGTTGGTCTCACGCGGGATCACAATATTTGGGTTAGCCTTTTGCAAACCCGTTATCTCGGTAACACGAGGCTGGCCCGGCAAGGTCTTGAGCGCAGCAAACACCAGATCTGTCGAGGCTTTATCGAATTCCGCAGCGCTTGCAGGCGCCCATCCGGCAGGATATGCCCAATCGGCCCCCAAGCCGTGCGCAGTATTCGCTAGATCCGCTCCGATGCGCGCGACATTGCTTGTCGAAAAGCCGCGCTCTAGAACGCCATGCAGCCTCAACAAATCCTGATTGATCTGCTGATTTGCGCCCTGTTCTTTGTTATATCCCGACAGCCGATCTGCATCGGTTTTCTGAATCTCTTTCTGCAATTCGGTCGGCGGTCCAGCCGGGCCGCCCGGTTGGGGTATACCGGCACCCCCCGGAAACATATCGTTGACATGAACCTGCGAAATATCCTTTTGCCCAGTTGGCGTATTCGCCAGAAAGGTCGGGGCAGCGCCATATGGGCTTTGCTTTGGCGCGAGTGGAGGTGGCGCGGGCATGCCACTGGGTATCGCCCCGCCAACGGATAACGTTCCGGGTGGCCCGGCTGGCGCAGCTTGCGGAGGAGCCCCGCTAGGGGCCGGATTCGCAAACTGCGGGGCTTGCGCAGCGGTGCCCTGCACCGGGTTGCCAAACTTGTCGTAATAGGTTTCCGGTTTGTATTGGCCGCCACCCCGCGCTTTCGAAGCCTCCTCAGTCTCAAAACCTTGCATTGCGCCAGGCACATCTACTGCCGACAATGGGCCACCCGGCACAGGCTGACTGACTGTCTGCCCCCCCGCCAAACTCGGCGCATGATAGAGTACCTTTGGAGGACCGAGGGGATGGTTCGGATCAAGACCCAAGAGAGTACCGTTCGCCCGGATATTCTGAATCGCGTCCAGCCCGCCGCTCTTCATTGCCTGTGCCAAGGCAAGATCGCGAGCCGGACCCGGCGGCATCATTTGAGCCGCTAGATAATCATTGGCAGCCTGCGGAATCGGCATGCCTAGGGCTTGCAATTGCGCACGCATCCTAAACGCCTCGGCGGGCGACATTGCCGCGCTGGGCGGGGCGCCACCCGCCAGGGACGGCCCACCTACAGATGCATCCGTAGCGGTCCCGCCGCCGGCCTGAGCCACTTGCATGGGCCGACCGGCTGGAGTGATGCCTTGGAATGGAGCGATGCCGGCCTTTGCGGCCCCGGTCCATGCGCCCCAGCCATTTTTTGCCGCGTGGTGCAATGCGAAATCAATCGTGGCCTTTTCATTGGCCGGGTCAAGCGGATCGAGTCCGGTCTGCTCCCTAAATAGATCGCCTACCGCGCTACCTTTGCCCCCTGGCGTGACATGGAGCTGAAAGGCGTTGCCTGATGTGCCCCCGTCACCGCTGGCTCCGGCCGGAGCGGCCAATCCTTCGGAGGAAGCGACCCTTACGGCAACATCCGGGTCGATATTATTCTGCACTGCGCTCAGCCTAATGTACGGGACCAATCCGCGCGGATCGGATATGGGACCGCCACCCGCTGCAGGTGCTCCAGATCCCTGGCCACCCGGCGTGCCGCTGAACATCCTTGTGTAGTCCGGCCCTTGATAATTCCCAGATCGCACATCCTGAGTCGTCGGCATCGGGAAGCCCAGAGCGGCGGCTTGTGCGCGCAAAGCGGCGATTCCGGCGGCATTTTTGAGTGCTGCCTCAGTCGTCAATTGCTGCCCCAGCTGGTACTTCTGGGCCTGCTCCGGTCCTCCACTAAGGAATGCTGATCGGGCGATCGGATTGAAATCTTGCGGCTTAGTGGCAAGATCCTGATAGGCATTAGGAGATGCCATCAACCTCGCCATATCAGGCTGCGCCCCAAGCCGCGCCTGCGTCGTCTGCTGCACGGCGTTGTTCAGCATGTCGTGCCCCTGCGACGCGCCGAGGTATTTCGCCAGGACCCCAAAAGGACCGTGCGCAGGAGGGCTGTTAATCGTGTCCGAAGACAGCTGCGCGCCCTGCAGCCCTTGTGCAATTTGCGGCGAAAGAGGATCATTCCCGGCTAGGATCTGCGCGAGGATGTTGGGATCGGCCATTTATAGTCCCAACGCCGCGAGACCAAGAGGCAGACCAGACGCTGCTGTCGCACCGCCGCCTAACGCATCCCCAGCCCCAAACAGCCCACCGAATAACCCCGTCGTCGGGCTGAGCCCCAATGCGCCGCCCAGGCCTTGTGAGCCGAACAACAAATTGCTTCCACCCAGCGCGCTCCCGAGACCGCCGATATCGCTGAAGAGCTGGTTGTTCAGCGTGTTGCCGGCGGTGAACCGATTGGCAGCTGCCGTATTCGCCGCGCCTTGCGCGCCCACGACATTCGAGGGATAGACCGAAGTCGGGCTCCCGCCCATCGTCGGAACAGTGCCAGTTCCGGCAAACCCTGCGAGGGAACCAAGTTCTGGAAGCTGACCCGCGATTCCGGAGAGGATGCCTTCGCCCGTACTCGCCGCTTGCGACAACGCCTGTAGCGGTTGCGCCCATTGCGTATTGGCCTCGTTGACGCCTTGTTGCCGGGATTGGAGATTTTCTCCAAAGAGCGCCTGCTGTTCCTGGTTTCCCGCTTGAACCGCGGCGTCCTGCGCCTGCTGATAGGCCAAGGTCTCCTGGCGACCCAAATCGCCTTGCGCGCGGTCATAGGCGCTCGATCCCGCCGTAATGCCCTGATCGGCAAGCTGTTGCGTAAGATCGGATTGCTTCTGTTGGAACTGCGGATTGAGATACCCCGCTTGTGTGTCATAGGCGGCCTTTTGTGCCTGCCCTACCTCATTCGAGAAATCGGTCGCGCTCGTAGGTAGTTGTGCCAATCCGGAGTAATTCGCCGGGCCTGTCGGGATCTGTCCGCCCAGATTGTTGTAGGCGCTATTGACTATGTTGGCTCCGGCTAAGGCCGGCGATTGCGCAAGAGCGGCTACATTTTGCGTGCCTTGGCCAGCAAGCAGACTGGCAAGATTTGCCTGATTGCTGAATGCCCCCTGCAGTTGTGGATTGAGCTGCTGATTGAGGTTCCATTGTCCGCTCGGCAGTTGGCTGAAGGTCGAGGAGCCGAACGGCGAAAAGGTGTTGACGTTGTTGAGGACGGATTGCTGGTTTGCCGTCGCCAGATTCGATCCGGTTTGCGCATTCGCAAGTGCAGTCGGATCAACAGCCGGTGGTGCAGACGCGCCGCCCTTAGCCACAGTGCTCCTTATCTCCTATCCATCTGCACTCCTCGCGGAGCATGCCGTGAATGACAGCATCGTTTCCATTGAGGTATGAGCGGCGCATCACGCCTTCCTCGATAAAACCCAGCCTACGTATAAATTCCCGCACGGGCTGATTCGTGTGTTCGGTAACGGCTGTCACCCGATGGCAACCGATCTGGCCGAAGGGATACCAGAACAAGCCTCGCAAGATCCGGCTCGCGCACCAGCGCGGCGATATCGAAGCTATGGTCATCTCGATATTGGCTTCGCGGTAGTTGTTGTAGACGACGCCAGCGATCAGCCACTCGCCATCAATGACGCCGATCGCCGTATATGGTCCAAAGTCCTCGATTGCGAGTTTTATAGCCACCCACGCTGCTACCGCCTTATCGCGGCCGACCACCAGAGAAATCAGAGCGCGTTGCCCGGCTCTAACAGTAGGTCAGTGCGTATCCACGTTGTGGCCACGGAGGCATTCGCCGCGACGCTCAGGCCGATAGCCGCGCCCTGTCCGCCGCCGATGTGCCAGCGCGGGTCAGTGACGCCAGCGCCCCCGCCCCATACTCGAGGCGGACCCCAATTCCCCGCTCCCCAGATCAGCGCATTGTTGAATCCAACCGTAGCCTCGGGGAACTGCATCCCGGAGAGCTGATAATCAAATCCCAGCCCCATATTGAACATGGCGATGCCGTTGCTCTGCACGACCGGGCGTACTGCGGTGACCCGCTTGATAAGCGGCGTTCCGAAGGTCTGCCATGCTTGCTGCCCTTGCGTCAGAATGGGCGTTCCACGGTCGTTTGACCCAATGTCGGCCTGCACGACGACCCCTTTAGCCGCGCCAAAGTAGAGCTGGTCGTTGTAGACCCCCCAGCAATATGCCGGCATCCCCCGAAACCGGCACCATGCCTGCGTCGATGTGTTATAAACGTGCTGACTGAACGTGCCGTCCGGGTTCGGAATGTTGTAGATCATCCGCGTTCCGGCGCCGTAATAGAGCGCCTGCCAGCCCGGCAAATTCTTTCCCGCCGCATAGGCCGCTTTCGCTGCCCCGGCGATCTTGGTGCGCGGCGCTGTCTCACCGAGCTTCAGCGAAATGAACAACTTACTTAATTGCTGGTGATCGTTCGCCGTGATGATATAGACATCCCCGCCGTACCGGGTAATGGCGCGCTGCGCGACCGGCGTCGGGATCATGTAGCGTCCGACCAAAGCCCAATTGTTCGGGTTGGAGGGGTCGGTTCCCTGATACATCAAGACCTCACCGGAGGTCATGAAAAAGCAGGTATAATCGTCAATCCCAGTACCGCCGTCATAGGACAGAACCTCTACGGCGATCAGGTTCCCACCCTCTCGCGTCACCATACTGAGCGGAAAGTTCGATAGCGCTCCAGCGATTCCTAACACCGGGCCGTACCAGAAGCTCGGATCCGTACCGGTCCAAAAGTAGAGCCGGTTATTGAACGCCCCGACGCCGCTCATCGTGCTCATGTTAGCGCCGGTAAAGCCGGTCGCCGCCAAAGTCGTCCCGTCATAGACCTGTGCCGGATCGGAGCCGTTGACCCAGAACAAATGACTGTTGAAATGAACGGTCTGCCATATGTCGCTAGTAAAACCGCTGCCCAGGGACGCTCCGACAGCGCCTCCAGCCGAGATGTTGAAGATCTTTCCCCCGGCCGCTCCGAGGAACTGGTTGATCGAACTGGCCCGCAATATCGCAAGTGTCTGAACGGGCGCTGTCGCATCGAGTCCGGTCGCGAACGTGACCGAGCCGTTCCTGCTCGTCAGCCCTGCGAAGTCTGGAAACCAGTTATCCAATATGATGGCGTCTTTCGGGTCCATCGCCTCGAATGGATCGCGCGTGTTCCATCCGCCGAGGGGAGCGGGGGATTCCTCCGGCTCACTGGTGCGGCGCGCAGCGCGAGCGCGCTGTTGAGGCGTCATTCGCCGAGCGCCGTCGCACCATAGGGTGTCCCTGGCGGCACATAATCTCCCTGAGCGTTGATTGACTGAAAATCCGCTGTCGTGCCGGCAAGGAACTCGATCGTCAGCAGATTCCCCACCGTTGCGCGCAGGTCAAGGTCCGTTCGGTTGATCAGGTCACGGCTGTTCACAGGTATGCTGAGGGTCGCTTCAAAGATGATCGCGCCTACGCCCGTCGCGCCGTCCCGCACGACCAGCGTCCCGCTACCGGCGTTGGTTCCTGAGAGCGTGCAATACATCGCCCGCAGCCGCGTCTGATAGGTGCTGTTTGGTCCCGTCGCCACGGCGATCGAGGCTGCCGCGCCCGCTACCCCGCGGGTCGTCATTTGCCACGTCATACTCCGTACAGGGTTCCAGGAGCCACAAAGTCTCCTTCAGCGTTGACCTCCTGGAAGTCGCCGGGCGTGCCGGCTTGGAACTCAACCGTTAAAATATGACCAGCCGTTGCGCGCAGGTCGATCTCGTTGAAATCCAGGAAGTCCCAGCTATTGGCTGCGGTAGAAAGATCGGCCTGGAAGATAATAGGCCCGCTACTGGCCAGGCCGTCGCGCACAACCGCTGTGGCCGCGCCCGCCGAACCTCCCGAGACCACCAGGTACATCGACCGGAGCCGGGTCTGATAGGTCATGTTTGGCCCCGTTCCGATGGATATTGAAGCTGTGCCGCCAGCGCCGCTCCGATTGGTGATTGCCCATACCGGCCCACCTGAGAAGATGACAGCCGTGCCGGGGGTGTAGTTGTAGGAACCCTGCAGGAATGGCGACGGATGATGCCCCGGCCATTCGAGAGTCGTTCTCGCCACGCCGGGAAGAGGGAACGGCGGGAAGGTGATTTTCGGAAGGAACGGGCCGCGCGTTGTCGGCGCTGGATGGTGAGCTGGCCATTCTTGCCTGACGATCGAATAGCCAATAAGCGGGAATGTGAATGGCGCGGCGAACGATCCCCACGACGTGGTGGGGGCGGGATGATAACCTGGCCACTCTTGCGTCGTGCGAGCGCTGAGACCCTGTAGCGGCGGCCCCACATTGCCGGGGATGAGCGGCGTCGGCAGATTCGCCGTTGGGTGATAGCCCGGCCATTCCTGCTGCGTCCGCGCCTGCGGCTGCGGAACGAAGCTGCCGGACGGCTCGGTGATGAGCGGCCATGTTGCCCACGGCGCTGGATGCCACGGCCACTCCTGGGTGACACGCAGGCTCGCGGCTTGCAACGGCAGAGCCGCGCTGACCGGGAACGGGCTCGCGGTCGTGGGTGTAGGATGCCACGGCCATTCCTGCGCAATCTGCGCCTGGCGTTGCCCGACAAAGGAGATGGGCGCGGTTGTTGGGATAAACGCAGGCGTTACCCACGGCGTCGGATGATAGCCAGGCCATTCCTGGGTGGTCTGCGCCTTGACGGATTGTAGTGGTAGAGTCGCGCTGACCGGGAAGGGCGCGGACGCCCAAGGCAGCGGATGCCAAGGCTGCTCTTGCGGTATCCTCGTAGCGCTCCCTTGTAGCGGGCGAACTGCGCTGACTGGAAAGGGCGGCCATGTCGATGGCAGAGGATGCCACGGTAGCTCCTGCGTAGTCTGAGCTGTGGCGGATTGCAGCGGCGTAACGGCGCTGACCGGGAAGGGCGCTGTTAGCGTTGGTGGCGGATGCCATGGCCACTCCTGGGGAACCGCTGTTTTGGTAGCCTGTAGCGGGCGAGCGGCGCTTGCCGGGATCAGCGGCCCCGCAGTCGTGGCCGGCGGATGCCAGGGCTGCTCCTGCGCTACATTCGCTCGCGCCGCTTGCAGCGGTGTAACCGCCTGAGCCGCCCCATACGCGATCGGCGGCTTCAGGAACCCCGCATACCCACCGCGATCGAACGGCCATTCCTGGACCGTCGCCTGTCGCGTCGATTGCTTCGGCGTAACCGCCTGGACCGCCCCGAACCCGGCCGGTCCCGATAGCTTGACGTATCCCCGGAATTCCCGCTCGTAAAATTCGCGGTGCGAACCGGATTGTTGCGTCATTCATTACATAGCGGCGAGTGCCGTCTGCGCGAGGATCATGTTCCCGGCCCCTCCATCCGTGTTGCCGTGAACTGCCCGTTCTCGTCTATTTTACAGACAACTACAGAACCGGGCACAAGCAAAAACGGCCAGGGATCATTACTGACTGTTCCCCCCAACTTCGTTGTGCATTTGACATAAATCCCCGCTGCCTTGATACCGTCAGCCTGAAATAGACGGCCTCTTGTGCCGTCCCGGCTCGCGATAATCTCCCGAGGCAGCAAAACGTCATCGGCGTCATTCACGACTTACTCTTTCCACCCGACGAAATATGACGACCCCGACGCATCAGTACCGGAGACATTTCGGCAACTGATCTGCCCGGTAAGGATCGTGGCAGATACCCACCATTCCTTGTCGAGCGGCATGACGATTGAGCCCTGCCCGCCCTGCGCATTCCAGGACTGAGCAAAGAGGTTGCCGACGCCCGTCGCTGGGATAACCGGCTGCGTGGTCCAGCCGCTCGCCAGCGCGAGGCCAGCCGCTACATAGTTTGGCTGGCCATAGCCAAGCGTGATCGCAACGGCGGTGGTGCCGACCGTGGTCGGACGCACCCAGCGCGTGGCATAGCCTTGCGACGTGGTGAGCTGACCGCCCCAGAAAATCTCGAATACCTTGCCAAAAATGCCCGCAGCACCAGGGCCGAGGGTCCAATTGTCGTTCGCTGTTGCTGGCGTGATCGACACAACGCCACCATAGAATTCAGGAATGGGAGTCTCTCCTTCTGCTATCGGGTTGTCCTACATCGAACGGGATGGGTATCCCGTCAGCCAAATGTACGACTTGGCGGCTGAGGGTATAATCGCACCATACCTTGAAGCCAGCTTTGCGTGCAGATCTGCAAAAGTTCATATCCTGAGTAACGAAATCTTCAAGGCGTGCCCCAGGGTCATCGAAGAACCACGGATATTTAAGCGCCCGAAGCACTTCCATCTTAATCAACATCATGCCGGCAGGGATCGCATCCCACTCGTGTATGCTATGCGCGCCTGAATGAATACTCGGTGTCACCAGAGATGACAGCGGATATTCGACCAACGCAAAGCCCAACTCAGGATATCTTCTTCGATAGGTCGGCCCAACGATATCGACGCGCCATTTCAGCAGGCGATTGAGCGAGTCCTTCGGGTAGGCCATGTCAGCATCGAGTAGCCATAGATAGTCCGGCGGATCTTTCGTTTCGATCGCCGTCAAGACCATCGCGTTAGCTGCTGAATAGCCTCTTCCTCGCCACGTGTCCCACTGGCAATCGGAAGTCCTCAGCAAAGGAATCAGGTAATCAATCACAGCCTCTAAATGACCATGCGTTCCCCCGAGGACGCCGATCGCGACCTTTGTCATATGCCCAAAATCCTCGCATTCTGTTCGCGAACATAAGCGGCCTCAATTTCCCGTTCAAACATCCTCTTGAAATTGGCGCAGCCTTCCGTCAAAGCCTTTGTCGCGCACTCGACGCAGAGTTCCCAATCGCATTGGCTGCAATAGCCGCCGTTGTCGATCCAGATCTTCCGTTTCAGCGCCTTCTGACAATGCGCGCAGCCGAGCACGTCATCCTCGGAAAGATGACCACCAGAGCAGCGATCATCGTTGATGAAATACCCCGCGCCATCGAGATATCGGCGATGCTTCATTAGGGGTTTCTCATCGTCAAGGTGCCGACCCGCAGCGTAAAGCCGGGCTGCCGAGGCATACCTGGCCTGATCGCATTACCGCAGCCGTCGCACAGCGCAGGGCTCATGCCGATCTCTTTCATGCGGGCGATCATGTCCCGCAACTCCGCATCGATCTCGCCGCGCTCGCACTTCGCCTTGGCGCGCTCGATAAGGGTTTCATCTTCCTCAGCGATAGCGCCTGTCGTCATGGCATCACAGACAGATTCATAGCGGGCAGAGGAATGCCGGCCGCCGCCGCGGCGGCCTTGAACGCCAGGATGAATGTCGCGTAATCGTCACCCGTCGTCGAGCCGGTAAACGTCGCCGCTATGCTGCCGTGCGTCGTCTGGACGATGAAATCTTCGGTGTACATAAACTCATTACTGGCCGTGCGGTCGGTCTGCCGAAGCGTGAAGGCATTGGGACTAGTTCCCGCCGTAACGGCCGTTGTGACGCCGCCAGTGACTGTCGCTCCGTAAATCAAATCCCCGTCGCTTAATGTGGACGCGAGCCCTGATGTGATGGCGTTGGCGGTTCCCGTGATACCGGTCTGGTCTTGCTGCGTGGCTATATCGAGAGGAGAGCTAGTCGCTACCCCAGAATATTCGTCGCACGCTATACCCCGAAAGGTTACACCAGCAGCAAACGTCGCAGTGATTATCGTTGGGTTGCCGGTTATGCCGGATAAATAAAACGCCGTCGCTTTATAAGAGTCAGTCGCGTCGGTTACTGTATTTCCCAGCGTGTATGTATTTGGTGTCCCGGCATTGTCCTTTACATTCGAGAGCGTGCCGGCACTGCCGTAAGTAACAACGCCGCATACGAGATTGCCAGTACCGACCGCCTGCACAGTGAGCGCGAGCGTGGCTGCGCTGGCAATATTTCCTATATGACCGCCCCCGCCGGTTACGTGGGCAATGGCCACAATAGATTAGCCGTTTGGCGTGACGTGGACGACGGTGTTCCCCTGAACCGGAAACGTGCCGACTGTGCCGAACTGGATTTGCGAGATCCCCCAGTTGATGCCCCGCGCCGTCGCCGCGCCGGCAAGCGGAGTCGGAAACGTGAACTGGCCGTTTTGGGAGCTAGGCGGCGCCTGAAACGTGATGGGCGCTCCGCCATTGTAGTCGCGTATCGTTGCGTTCACCGTCAGCGGTGCACCCAATGATTGCGGCACGATGAACGTGAAGCTAGTTCCCAGCAGAGTCACGTCATCATAGTTCAGATCCAGCTCGGACCCGTCGCTGCCAAGGAATAACTGCACAAATGTAGCTGCCATTTTCAACCACCTGTATTTCCGGACCAAGTAACGCTGGGGATGTTCACGTGCGTCGGATAGCGCAGGCAATTATTCGGGCCGGAGGCCGGCACACAGCTGTTGCCGATGCTGCTCGCCGTAGAATTCGTCACGCTCACCGAGCGCACCCGCCCCACCGCCACCACCTGCCCATTCGCGAAGGCCGGCGTCCCGCTGAAATCGACATAAATATGCGTGGCATCTCCGGTCATGGACGAGACCGTGACGCCTGTGTTCATCGTGCCATTCGTGATCAACGCGCCACCATCCCCCCAGTAATCGATCACCTTGCACGCCGGTTGGCTGCAATCTTCCATGTCCCAGCAGGTCTCGCCACCACTAGGGGCATTGTTGCACTTCGAGACCGTCAATCGATTCCCGGAAAAGCTAACGCCGCCAGATCCGATCGTCACCGAGTAGGGAGTGTCATCCGAGGAGTTGACCATCGTGTTGCCGAGCGAATTGCTGCCGTGAAAGGCCGCGCCGTTCACGATGATCTGGTCGGTAAAGTTTGGGCGATCGAGCTGAATATCAGGATTGTTTCCGGCAACCGCAGCGCTCAAAATCACACCACCGTCAAACTGACAGACGAACGCGGCGCAAGTTACCTCGCCACCGTTCGCGGAGCCGTTGCCACCTAGATTCCCGCCCGCGGCGTGAAATAGCAGATCGCCACTATGTAACAATGAGAATAGGGCGGTGACGTTGTTGTAAGTCGCAGAGCCGATGTTCTTATCGGCCTCCTCATAGAAGAACGAGCTGTTGGACAGCGTAAGATTGATCAGGTTAGCACTTTCCATCGTGCATTCCATGATCAGGTCACTGCCGGTTCCATTGACGGTGCCCTGGAAAACCGGTCCATCAGTAGCCGCGCAGCATGCCGGATAGATGCCCGACGCATTGCACGGAGCCACCGGGTTTGTCGGCGGCGATAGTGTCGGGTTGTGCAGGAAGTGTATCCCCTGCAGATTGTAAGTTACCGCCATCGGCTTCTGCGGGGTATCGATCGGAACAATCCGCGCCGGCCCGACTTGGCCCGCTCCGATCGCACTGGCCGTCACCGCCGCATCGCTCAATGTGTTCAGGTTGTATGGCCGGGCGGTGCATCCCGCGACTGCCGCACAGCCGAGATGGGTAAACCGCAGTCCGGTGCCCTGATACATCGTGGTCGGATCAAGGGTGATGACGCCGGTTGAGAGATTGACGGCCGTGACCACTCCGAAATCGTAATATCGCATGTTCGGCGGGTAGGACCCGGAGCTGTCCTGGACGTAGGACATGATCATGACCCACCGCCCGACAAAATATTCCGAAGCAAACGTGGATTCGGTCAGCGTAACGGTCGTGGCGCCAGCGTTGGCTGTATTGATTAGGTGGCCATATTCGTCGGAACCGTAAGGCGAATTGATGATCGTCCCGTAGGCCGGCTGCCCATAGAAAGTATCCCCGAAAAAGTCCCAAGCGGAAATGATCGCATTCGATGTGTAAGGGTGTCCGGCCGTATTCAGGTTCTGGAATACAGTCGAACCCGACCCAGCCCCCACGATGCTTACATTTCTAATCCCGGTCGGAAACAGCGGATAGGTATAGGCGAATTTATTGCACGCCGGAAAGTTGAGCACGATCTGATTGGTGATATTGGCGTCGGCATAAGCATTGCCGTCGCCATTCTGGTTGTTGTGCTGCGTCCCACCACCGCTGTATCCCGTCTGGGCTGGGCGCGTATGCTTTTGCGCTTCGTCATTGAAACTGTTCAGTGCCGCGTCGTTTTGCGCCGTCGTGCCATTGCAGACGCCGGCCGTCATGCTGCCGGCAATGCAGTTCGTAGCGGAAGCGCCATTGCTTGGCGTACACGCGCCGGTCGTGAAATTGTAGGTGTAAGTCGGGATGCCGGCTCCGGTAATGTTGATCGCAAGATTTTTGGTTGCCGTCGCCGCCCACAAGAGTCCGGGGAATGCCAGCAGTATGCTGACTAAAGCAATCCGTTTCATTTGTCTCATCTTTATTGGTTGGCTGTGACAGTTACGTTCTGGACGGTATTGCCGTCGCTGGACAGAGAGCACGCGGTAATTAGGTTCAAGCTGCCGTCTATCGAAAAACAGCCGCCGTCGCTGAAATATGGATAGGCAAATGCGACTGTGCCGGTGAACTGGCTCCCGTCACTCCATGCAGGCACAATCTGCGCGACGGCGGTGCCCAAGGATGAAGTGTACGGAATGCTTGGACTGGCGGGACTGAACGAAAGTGACAGCGTAGGCTGCTGCTGCACCGGAGTAAGTGTCCCATAGATCGACCAATGATAACCGTCAGGTCCGCCGAGCGACGACGAGAACGTTGATGGGAAAGTACCGTAACTATGAGTGTACCAATAATCTCCAACACCTTGCGTCATGCCTTTGACGGAGTGAAGACTATTGCTGCTTTGCTCGTAAGCCAAACAGTAATTACCCACAGGCAATTGCACGGGCGTTACTACGTTTGCAGTGATCCAGCTATTGGCATGTCCTGACGTGGACACCGAATTAGTCTGCGCTTCAAGCGTCCCACCGTGACAATCATTATTGGTCCCGGCGGTATAAATGCCAAGCCGCAGATTGCCGGATACACTGCCGACATAGAAGGACAGGCTATTTATTGTCGCTTGCTGAGACAGATTGAACGGCCCTTCGGCAAGCAGATATCCCGCATTGGCGGAGTCGTCAATTCCAAGTCTATTGGTCTCGCCGATGGTGATGGTTTGAGCATTGGATATGCCGAACACGGCAACAAATGCAGCCGCCATCAAGAAAACACGCACCATTTATTGCTCCGTTAGAGGATTGCGGCGTCTCACGACGGCGCGCCGGTATCAGCTCCCTTGGGTTTGACCGCCTTGCAGCGCTTGCAAGAGTGCTGCGGTCTGCGGATTTGCCATTCCGCCACCCTGCGGCATCATCCCTAAGCCGATCGGCGCTCCCTGCGGCATGGCCGGCTGCGCCTGTGGCGCCGCCTGGGGAGCCTGCTGACCAATCTGACTCGGAGCCAGCTGCTGATTGAGCAGCATCTGACTCAGCAGCGGCGCTATCCCCTGACCCGCTTGCTGATAGGGATTGGAACCTTGACCGGCGAGGATGGAGGCGAGGGTTTCCATCAGCTCTGCGGTCCAAAGCCGGTCTCCGGCACATTGTACGGCCCGACCAGCGTCAGGCGGTCATACGGCGCCAGATCAAGCGTCGCGGTGCCGCCGTCACGTGCGATCAGCACGTCGACGCGGCGTTCAAATCTGTCCTCCTCGTCGCTATAGTCGAGCCCCAGCCGATGCAATAAACGCGATAGCACGCCGATCTCAATCGTCCGCTCATCGAGGAGCGCGATGTCTGTGTCCGCTATCCAATCTGCCTGGGTGGCGTTGCCCCAACCCATCGTGAAGGTTGCGCCAGTGCCGATGCCGCTGGTCGAGAGTTGCGCGATGGGATTAGCGGGCAGTGGTGGAGTGACGTTGCCGGGCGTGGTGATCTCTGCTGTTGCGATGACACCCCCGGTCAAAACCGAGGTCACGGTGAGGACGGGATTGATATTGACCGCTCCCGCGCCCGCCAAGTTGGGCGTCCAGGTGTTGCCTATGACATATCCCGATCCGCCTACTGCAATCACAGCCGAGACGGCTTGCTGCTTCGTCGTCGATGCACACCAGTTCCTCGAAACGTATTCGTAGACGAAAGTAGAGGCGGTATCGCCCGTTATGGGCGGATCTATCTCAAACTGGACCGCAGCGCCCGCAGGGTCGCCCGATGGCAGACGAATCCGCCAGCGCCGCTCGATCGTGGCGCGTCCGATAACCGATGATTTGTACAGCTGCCACTGTTGCGGCGACATCGCGCCGCGCATCCGCCAGAAGCGCGAGCGATCCCACAGCGTATCATTGACCATCGACCGGAAATCCGCCGGCAATGTGTAATCAGACGTGCCGTTTGCGATAAACACGTTCTCGACCGTGAGCGCTGTCCAGTTGACACGCTCGGATAGATCCCACGCCACGTCGCGAGCGAGTTGCAACAGTCTCGCCGCTGCCGGATCGGCATTACCAACGATCGCAGCCGGGACATTGACCCCGGCATTGTTTGCAGCGTTCGTGCAGATCGACAGAAGGCTCATTTGCGCTTGCGCGGGATCTTTGCGCCAGCCTTGCGCGCGGTATTCAACGCGATCGCTACGGCTTGTTTTTGTGGCTTTCCGGCAGCGATCTCAGTCTTGATGTTTTGGGAAACCGCTGCGCGACTCTTTCCTTTGTTCAGCGGCATCTTACTTTCCCTTCTTCTTTCCAAGCACCCGATCAGCTCTTTGATCGATGCGCCGCTCAACTGCTTTCGAGATATTGCCAACGTGCTCAGCCCGACTAGCGCCTGATTTGGCAAGTCGAGCGTGCTTCTTGTCCTCAACTGGAAACGAACGATCCGGACCCGCAAAGTCTCCCTTCGGGAGCCCCTTGCGTGCCTTGGCCGTCAACTTAGCCATTGGCTTCGTTCCGCTTGCTGCGCCGATGTGCTTCTTCCTCCGCAAAGGCCGCGAGCGAAGATGTGGCGGCTCTCTGTTCGGGAACGGCGGCTTGCTGCATCCGCATGGCCTCTGCGGGATCAAGATGCATCGGCGCGACGCCGGCAATCGTATTGGGCTGATTCTTCAACCCTAATAGCTCGCCGTGCATGCGACGTGTGATCTCGCCCAATTCCTCGACTTGATTATTCAGTCGCGCAATATCGACTTTCAGCTCATCATTCTCTTTTATGAGCGCTTCGGAGAGCGCCGACGCTGCCGCTTCGTCTAGGTATGCTCGAGCCATCAACCGAAGTTTCGGCAATCCCATGACACGCTGCACGCCGCGATCGTCAAGGCAAGCGATCTCCTCTACGGTGCGCAGCCCGATCGCCTTTAGTTCCTCAACCATGGCCCGGTCAAGCCGCGACCACGACTCGATCGGCGTTCCTTCCGTGGCAATTTCCAGCCCTTGCTTGAACGCCTCGTATTGGCGCGGGAATTCGGCCCGATCGGCGTCAGTCACCTTGTTGACGGGAACCGTCCACTGCGCGACGCTAGGCATGAAGCGCTCGATCATCTCGATCTCGAAATAGATCGGGCGCCCCTCTTTCGCAGTAGCCAGTTCGTCCTTGACGGCCTGCATGAAGAAGCGCGGGCGCGTGCTGTTTGGCAGCGCCTCGCCGCCGGCCCATGAGCGGGTGTATTGCGGAGCTGGCATGATCTCCTCAGTTCATCATGTTGCAAATGAAGGTACAGAACTGCAAATCTGACGCAGTTACCGCAACATTGAGCGTTACCGCACAGAGGATGCCGGCGTTCTCAGTCAGCGTGAGAGCTGTCGGCGCCGTCAATGCTTGCGCCGTTCCACCAACCTGCCCCGCGAAATGCGTCGCTATCTGCGTATTTGATCCAGTGATGCCATATTTGAATACCTGCGCTCCAATAAACCATCCTCCCGTTATGGTAGTGAAAGATGGTATAGTGGCGATGGTGGTGCCGCCGGAAACCGCGCTTCCGACTACAGCCGCCGTACAGCCAACGATGATCTTGACGACCTTGGCATTTGCGCTGCTTGTAGAGCCTCCATAGGCTTCGAATACCATGCCGCGGTTTGCAATATCGAATGTCAGAGGGGGGATAGTGAATGAGGCCATGACAGTATCGGCACTCAGGCCCGCCGGACTGGTCAATGCCATGTTCGCAGCGAATATGTTGCCCTGGTCATTCATGGTACCTACACCGGCACCAGCTGGGATCTTGGCAATATTCAGCGCGGCAAGCCACGGAACGCCAGAGGCCATGATTTCTTCAAGTTGAGGCATCGTCTCGTCCTTTCAGAGTCGGATGAACCACGTCAGGTTGGCGCCGAGTTCCACTTGACGGCCAGTCGTGGCGGCGTACTCATCGACTGCGCGCTTCACCCCGAATTCGGGGAAATCCGGATTGTCGTAATCGTGCCCGCACAATAGGCCGCCGGGCTTTATCCTTGGTGCCCATGCCACGATGTCAGCCTTACACCCCTGGTATGAGTGATCCGCATCAATGAAGACAAAGTCTAGCCGTTCTATACCTATCGATCGTGCCTGTGTTCGAGATCTGACGCGTCGGATTGTTGCTCGGCAGCCAGCAAAGTCGACGGCGCGACTCGCAATCTTCATAAAGCTATTCTGCTCATCACGGCTCAGCTTCGCATGCCAATCGCCGCTTTCGGACAAATATGCTTTCCCATCGCCTTCCCAGCTATCGACCATCAACAGATCGAGATCGGGTCGCTGCAGTAGTGCGGCAGACATCCCGCCACAGAACACGCCAATCTCAGCGCCACGTACAGGGCCGGCAGGAAGACGCTTCAGCACTTCTGCCGCGCGGACCTCTGCCCATCGCGGTGCCGCCATCTGCTGCGCGACATACGGAAGCAGCCCGTCGCCATGAACGACGATCGTTCCTCCGGCGCTAACGATCGCAGCCGCCAAGCCGTCGAAATCCTGCGCTTGCCGCACCATCCACGGTGCCGCTCGGAAGGTCCGATCCCCGACATGCGCATCGACAATCCGCTCCTCGCCGTTCAGCGCCTGTTCATAGGCATGCCCGGCGTCCCCTCGGTATGAGCTGTCGTACCCGTATAGGTGGATTTCCCGGAAACCCTCGGTAAATGCCACGGCAATGGCATGCGTGCCTACCGTAGTTCCGCAATCGCCCATCACATCCAGATCGAAGCGGACGATTTTCCGGCCCTGTGTGATTAGCTCGTCATAAACAAAGCCGCTGCATATCGAAGCGAGGTAATAAGTCGTTTCCGGCTCGGAATTACGAAGAAATCTCAGGTTGTCATATCTCGCGTCGAGCAGCACGTGCGCGTCAGCTACGAGGCCGCGATCGAGCAGCCAATCATAACTGCCGTTGAGCGCCCAGATCGCGAACCCTTTGGAGCGCAGTAGCGACAACTCAGCCTGAATGACCGGATCGCCAATGGACGGACCGCCGCCAATAATGGCGACTTTGCCGATAAATGGCGAAGCGGTTCCTTGATTGGCCGGCTGTGATTTAAGGCGCGGCAGCCCCAGCGTAGCGGAATGCTTGGCCTGCTTTCTGATCTGCTCAAGCGGGATATTCGGGATCATCGCCAGCTGGAAATGCCCGGTATCGCTCTCGGTCCACATCGCCTCGACCCAGGAGCGCCCGCAATCGTGCGGCTTGGGCTCACCGTGGAAGACCACCACACTCGCGCCTTCAGGTGGATACGGGATGCAGTCGCGCTTATAGGAGACAAACTTCCCAGGGTAGAGATCTTGCAGGATTTCGGGCTGGATTACTGGCCATTTGTTTTTGAAAACATGCTCAATCCATTCCTGATCGCCGCCATCGGCTTCCGGGCGGCCCTCGCGGTTCCAGCGCTGCCAGATCTCGGCACCAAATCCGGACTTCCATGCCATTACCGATGATTGCCATCCATCCTCTCTGTAAAAGTCCCGCAGAATGGCGAATTCACCGTCATATCGCGCGATTTCGTCGAGATCTCCGACCATCACCGTATCAAGGTCGAAATACAGGATGCGGTCGTGCCGTTCGAACTCGCCCGGCGCGAACAGAGCGAGTTTGTTCCACCAGCCTAAGATCCCTTTCGGCAATGGCCGACAGTGGATTTCCTGCCTGATGCCCGCGTCATCGTCGGTAAAGCAGATGAACCGGCCTTCGTGCCCTGCCGTCAGGTTGCGGGCGACCATCGCATACAGCCGATTGACATAGTCTGCGCCATACAACGAACCGTGTTTGACGCAGACTATATTCAGCATGGCTAGGTTATATGACCTTGGGTAAACGGCCGCGAGATGTGTACTACAACCGTACTAGTTGTCGAGGTGACCGTCGCGACGTTCGCCGTCCTTGCACCCATGATCTCCTTACCGGCTGTCGAGGTAAGAAAGATCCGGCCAGCTGTGGCGCTGATAAAGACCGGCACAGAGGTTGGCGTGACTTGCACGTTAGTTTTCAAAATCGTCGCCATGCCGCTGATCTGATACCAACCCCAGTTGGTCGCGACATTGGCCGACATCGCTACCGCAACCGGAGCGTTGAGCTGAGCAGTGCTCGGCAATACCGTGGTCTGGAATGTGGTGATATCCCACGTCACCAGCAGACCAGTCACCGTATTGGCAACGCCGAGGAGATAGATGAACTCACCCTCCCCGAAGGTCGGATCATAAGCCCGGATGATGGTCCCGAGCGGATGTTCCTGGTTGGCGAACGGAGATTGTCCCGCCTGCAACAAGGTATTCGGGGCATTGGTGAACGCAATCGGCTGGACACCGAAGCGTGATTCAACTGGCGTGAAAGCCATTTCCTGCTCCTTTCCCGGCGCTATGCCGTAATAACGCCTTGAAGGAAGGCATTGGACATCGTGACGTTGCCGGCCCAGCCTACCAGCTTGACCATCGCATCCTGATTGACCGAAAAGCGGTCGGGATCGAGCGGAACCATGTCACGGTCTTTATGCGGGCGTAGGAAGATGTACTCGGTGTTGAGCAAGTACATATGTGAGGCCGGAGCGCCTTGACCCGAGGTCCAGGTGTGGCCCGCGCCGTCGATCGTGGTTCCCTGACCTGCCGTTACGCCTTGGAAACCGCCGTCGTAGACCACGTCGGCGTCCATGAATTTCAGGCTGGCAAAGCCCGCCATTGCCGTGCGATCGGATGTGATGCGCTGGATTGCCTGCAGCGATTCCCAGTAATACCGGAAATAGACGTTGTCGGCGAGGAACAGGTCGGGTCGGTCGGCCTGGCGAGCCTGAGCCAACCATGCGCGGTTCATCATCGTCTGCATCGTCGCGGCACCTGGCGTCAGGCCGGCAGTCGCGAACGATTGCACGCTGTTCTGCCAGAATGCCCAGGTGGCGCGGTTGATGCCGCCCACTGTACCGCTGGTCGGCACATCCGCCACCAGCAACTGCAGGCCGCCGATCTGCTTTCCGCTGTCCGCAGTGCCGTTGGAATAGCAATCCGATGATAGATTGTTCTCGAAGGTGCGCTCGGCATTGCCGATACGGCTTTCGAGCAGGTCGATCATCTTCTCCCGGCCGGAGTTCTGCAGCATTTCCAGGCCGGAGATAGAAACGGCGACCGCCGCCTGCGCAATCGGAAATTGCGCTGCCGTGAACACATCGGACGGCGAGATGTTCAGGATGTCGTAGCCCGCATATCTCTTGTAAGTGCCGTTTTCCGAGTATTCCAGCTCTTGCACGATTGCTTGACCGCCATCGAAGGTTTTGATCTTTCCTTTCTCCGATAGCCTTGCTAACAGTGCGTTGTTTTTGGTGACGTTGTCCGCGAGTTTACGACTACGATTGAACAGGGTGGTAGTCGTGATTTCACCCCAATTGGTATTCGGGCTTGCCATTTTCCTGCTCCATCAGGCGGCCCGCCAATGATGCGGACCGCGCTGGGATAGGGGGCGTCATCACGACGCTCCCGGATTGCGGAACGGAAGATTAGGCGGCGTCAGACTCTGCCGCAGCCTCTTCCAAGTCTTCACGCAGAGATCGGATTCCGCGGCGCTGTTCCGTCGATGTCTGACCGGCGGGTGAGGAACCGGTGACGCTCGATGCCGCGCGTTGGGCCGCTACTGCTTTCGCTTTCCGCTCGGCTGCCGCCTTTCGCTTTTGCTCGTCCGATTGCGCGGAGAGGAGCTTGGCGCGGGTCTCGCGGTTAGCGTAGGCCGCCTTGTCGTAAAGGTCGGCCAGGTCAATAGGCTTGCGCTCAGCTACGTCGAGCCGAGCGAGCCGCATGATTTCGGGTTCCAGTTCAGCGAAATACGGATGTTTCAGGTTGCCCTGCTCATCCTTCTCCGCAGCAAAATGATCGATTTGCCGCTGTGCTTCCGCCTCACGATTGGTCTGTATTTCCTGGGCGCGCTGGGTCTCCCGCGCCTCCAGTTCATCGAGACGCCTAGCGAGTTCCGGTGGAATCGTTACCGTATGGGCAGCGGCGGCGCGATCCGCGCCATTGGCGGGTTGCGCCAGCTGGCCCTGCAGGATCGCCGCAATAGCTCCGGGGTCTACCTGATAATTGCGGATCAGATTTGCGATGAGCTGCGCGCCCTTCTGATTGGGTCGGCCTTGCTGCGCGTCCTGCATCCCCTCAATGAAACCGCGCTCTACTGAGGCCCATGCGCGCACGACATCGGATGGCGTCTGATTACGCTGCCGTAACGTCTCGGCATAAGGTTTGAATAGCTCCTCAGCTCCACCAAACTGCTTCTCCAGTTCGGCAGCGCGCATCAGTTTCGGGGTCCACGCCGCTTCCATTCGCTTGTAGGTATCAACAACCGGCTTGCGGTGCTCAGCGGGCAGCTTCGCGATCAGATCCTTGTCGGCTTGCGACCAATGCGGCGGAACCTCGACCGCAGGCTCTTTGACCTCCGGCTTCTCAGCGGGCTCCTCGGTCTCGGTCTCTTCTGTCTCGGTCTCTACCGGCTCTTCCCCGGTCTCTTCTGATTGGGCCGCTTCCTTCGGAAGAAATTTGCCGTCCGGACCACGCGGGCGATCTCCTGACGGGGCTTCCGGTTTTTCCTGTGCCTCAGTAGCCGCTACCGGCTTTTCGCGCTCGACGGACTCCGGAGGGGTTTCTGCGGCGTCCGCCGCTTCGGCCAGCAGGGCGCGCAGTTCGGATTCAGCCATCGTTTACCTCTGGATAAACAGCGACGCCGCGAAAAATTATGTTCGGCATTGGCGCCATCGCACGACTAAGAATCGGCTCCGGTCTCAGACTACGCTCTTCACTAAACCTGCCATACAATGATGGCGGTACACCAAGCGGGGGAATAGTAGAGAAATCACCAAAGAATTCCCTTGGCTTCTCTATAATTAGTCGCGCCACTTCGGCCAATGCGCTATCGGCCATCACCATACCTTCTGTTCAGCGGGCGCTTCGCTACGTTGCGATTTTTCGCGCTGCGCCTTGCCTTGGACGCTGGTTTCGCGGGTTGACGCCTTGTCGCGGCTCTCGACCGCGCGGGTGGCGGCGTCAACATCATCGCGGATCGATTGCCTGCCGTCTCCCGCAGCTTTCGGCTCCGCGCCCAGATGGTGAAGGATGATTTCGATCGAATGCACAGGCCCAGAGCCGCCGTCTCTCGCCGGCTCCTCTCGGGATCCTACGACGCGGGCGTGACCCTGAATATGATACTCGTCACCCGTGGCCGGCGGCTTTGCCATGCCAATCTTTTTCATCCGGTCATGATCAAGATGGACGCGCGGACCTTCTTCCTCGCCGCTCCACCCCACTACGGATGCCCCATCCTTGCCTTTGCCTTTCGGCTTGGCGCGGCCCATGTCCACGATCTTCATGGCAATTCAGCCTTTCCTGCGCGTTCTGAAGCCGAACGTGCTTCCGCATGAGCTTCCGGCGACGCTTGCAACGCCATCGCCACGTCCTCGCGCACTGGCGGCAATGCTTCGCGTGACGGGCGGGGCATTTCATTTCCGACCTCAATACAGCCATGCGCCCGTAAATGCGCGCGGTGCTCCGATCGCGAACCAATCATCTCGCCCGTCACGACCGAACGGTATTCCGATAGATCCGACATCACGTAGGGCGCGCGGCGCGGCGGCAGCGGGGCATTCAGGTCCACCTCGACCAACTCACCGTTGCGGATTACCCAGCGGCGATGCGCCATTATGCGCCCGTTATCGGCACGCCGCCGTCCATAAACTTGACGGGGCCAATTATAACCTTAGGAGGCGGCTGGCGGCGCAGAAGCCAGTCCCAAGTCCGCTTAACCGATCCGCGATTTTGCCATGCCCCCCATTCGATCGCTTGAGCGAGCATGTTCGGCTCCATGAGCTTCGCGGCCATGAGAGGCGCGCGGTGCTTGAAAGCCGCCTCTGTAATTTCATTCCAAGTCGGCATCAGACCAATCCTTGCGTCTCGCGGCTCTGCATGTGCTGAATCTTCGCGTCCTCCAGCTGCTCTTTGCCCTGCATCTCGCGCCCGCGCATCGACAATTCCGCCGCCTTATTGCCCTGCTCAGCCTGGAGCTTTTCGCGCGCGATCTGCTCCTGTGATGCGATCTGCTGCAGTTTGACGGCATTCGCCTGCTGTTCCATCTGCGCCTTGACCGCATCTGACTGTTGCTCGGTCTGCGCCTTGACCTGAGTATCATGCACGTCGGCCGCTATCTTGCCTTGCTCGGTCTGCGCCTGGGCTTGAATCTCCATCGGCGATTTCGTGTTGCCCTGCTTGCCCGGCGGCGGTGCCGGCGGCATCTGCTGCATTTTCTGCAATGCCGTCTCGAAAGCGTCCTCCAAGGTGCGTGAGGTCGGGAACGCCCGTACCCCGAACATAATCAATTCGGAAATCAGCGGCAGTAGTGCCGGACTGCCCTGCGCGAGCGGGATCATCCCCTCCAAAAATGGCGTCATCGCCTGGAGGAATTCGGTGCGGGATTGCTTTTCCGCCTGCTCGTCCGCCGCTACCGTGGAATCTGCCTCGATATCGATCTTGTACGATTTGGCCGCGTCCTCTTTGATCAGCGAGCACGCCGCCATGAACTGCTTTTGTCGCCGCGCCATCTCCTGATCGCGCATCTGCTTCAATTGCATCCATTGCTGGAAGGCCGGGTTCGGCATCATCTGCGGTTGCTGGGGCGGCAGCGAGGCGCCCGGCTGCATACCAAGCATCAGGCGCTCCCCTCTGGGCGATTCATCATCTCATATTGACCCAAGGTGAGATAGCCGCACTTAGCGCGCCAAAGGAGTTTTTTGGTCATCTCCACTAATTGTGTGGGACTCACCGGGGTTGGCTTTAAACCTAACCTCTCACAAAGATCATCGTCATACTGAAATATAAATCCCCCATTATCATAGATTAAACGCGGGATTTCCTGGCATGACGGGTTCGCGGCCCTAAACGCATCGAGATAGGCAATCCTAATGCGATTTATATTCATTATTCGCCCTGAATCCGCGTAATGGTCACATAAACCGCAGTGAACGTAACGACTGCCAGCCTATAGAGACCGCACGGCAGATCGGCCGTAGCGTATCCGGCAGTTGTGGAAAATGCCGTAGCCGCGGTAACGTAAGTCGCGCCGTCGCCAGCCAACTTCTGTAGCGTAACCGAACCCGCTCCGGTTGCTATGCAATCGATGCCGTACTTGCCGCCCTGCAATTCGAACTGCGCTGTATTTGCCGATATGTTGGAGGCAGTAAAGGTGTCTTGTACCGGCCTCGACATTTATTGCGCTTTCCGCTTGCGACCCAACAAGGACAGTATCTTTGACGAAGACGTGGGGGGCGGTTGGTCCTCCGGTGCCGGCTCAGGCGGCACCATAGCGGAGCCTACCGAGCCCACCGGACCCAGCCGATCTCTCAAAAAAGCTATCTCCGACCTTAGTTCTGCAATGGCTCGGCTATTTTCAGCGTGCGGATCGGCCGGGGCATTGAAGAACCGCTCGGCCATCGGCACGAAATGACGCGCCAGCGCGTCGATGTGCTGCTGCATCGTCCAGCCGTCCGCTGTGGGCGGAATCTTGGACAGGTGCGGTGCGAACGCCGAGGTAAGCGCGTCTTTGATGCCCATCAGGACGGCGGAGAGGTTCTTGTCCCTCACAGGCATTGTGCACCAAAGCAGCGATTACATAATGGAGTCGTGTACCAGCCATGAGTCGCGCGGTCACCGCAACGCGAGCAAACATGGGAATGCGGACCGCTAACAAAATTGCCGCGCTTCTCGCAATAGTCGCAGGAAAACTCTTCAAATAGACCGATATCCTCAAAAATCCGTGTCAGCGCCACTTTATCTATCACGCCGCTTGCCCCTGCATTGCCGGATGTGGCACGATGTTGCCACCCATCTGCGGCTGCGGAGGCGGAGCCGGGATCATCATCGGCGGCGCGGGCGGCAACTCCGGCAGCGGTTCCGGCAATCCCGTCATCTCCATCAACGTCTCGGCCGAGAAATGGGTTGCGATGACGAAACCCCGTAGTCTCATCAGATCTCGCGCAAACCGAGCCACCTGTTTCTGCGCTTTCGAGATGCGCCGCGTCGCAAACTGCGATTTCAGCTGCTGCGCGCCCAATGTCTCGTTCGGATTAGTCTCGCCACGCAGAATGTCGGCCATGCCGGTAATCTGGTAGAGCGTCTGCAAGACCTTGTCGCGTGCCTCGTACAGCCCGATCAACACATCAGCTATCTGCTTGATCGGCAGCCAGTGAATGATGTTCTGCAAGCCGCCCTTGTCCATAAAAGCAGCATAATTCTCGACCGGAATCAGCTTATTTTCCGAATTTTCGTCGACCAATTGCGTGATCGTCGACTTTTCCGAGCCCGGATAGAGCCCGGCGACCTTCAGCGCGCTCTGTAATTTGTCGATCCGCGCCGTCAGGATGTCGAGTTCGACGGCTTGGTCCCGGTATTCGGCAAAATCAGCCACTGGCGTAAGGGTCTCATTTGTAGTCGTAGCCGATAACGGGCGCGGCGAGGGAAAAAAGCCCGGCAACCGTAGCGGGTCGTCCTTCGTGTCGAGAGGGGCATCCTTGTACGACGTAGCAAGCCATACGACCTCGTGCTTCTTGCCATCCCAAATCTCCCATACCTGAGCTTTTTTGAAGGCGTCGGCCTGCGGCCCGTCAACACCGTCCTCGCCAATGCCCTTGGGCGAGTAATCCAGCGTCACTTTCGCGCCTAGCTTGGCTCCGAACCGCTCCTTCAGCTCGTCGCGCGTCATATAGGTCCGATACGCCTTCCACCATACCTCTTTGTGGTTCCGCGCCGGGCTCTCCCGGTAGTCTTCCCAGAAGATGTAGCGCACCGGAGCGCGTTCACTCGCCACAGGTCTAAAAGTCGGCCGGTCGCCGGTCTCTTCGTCCGGCTCGGCCTCCGGATCTTCCTCGGGATCACCGAACTTGGCTTCGTAATACACCCGAGCCACGCCCCGGCCCGGCAACAGCCGATCTTCTACGACCGCTTCCATGACCTCGGAAAATTCGTCAAGGTCATCCTCATAGGACAGGGCGCGCTCAAGTATCTCCGCCCCTACCCGAGCCGTATCGTCATTGTTCTTGTGCCGACGCTCGACATCCGGCTTCGGAGTCCGACCGTACAAAATGGGCTTCAAGGTCTCGACATTAGCCCACAGGATATTGAACCGCGCCCCCTGCTTCCCCGTGAGCTGTCGCTCGTCACGATAGCGCTTGACGACACGGCGACCCTGCTTGATCCACAGCCTGTTCTCGCGCTCGGCAAGACGCAGCTGCTGCAGCCAGAACCGCACGGTACTGCCGGGGTCAGTCCCAATATCCTTGCGTTCTTCGATCGACCCAAAGGAGTCGCCATAGGTCTGCTCAGCCATCTACTTGATGTACCAATGCGGCCCCGCAAGATATGCCGTGTTCGGAATGGGCGAGGTCGTCGTCAGGGCCGTCGCGATGTCCTGTCCCGATGTACCCCCCGTGACGAATGTCTGATTCGTCCCCTGAATGAATGTTTTCTGGACGCCCTGCCAGCCGCCAAGCATGTTCTGGATCGAGGTGTTCCCGGTCAGGGCGATGATCGGGTTCGGCGGCAGAGTAACAGTTGTCGCGGATGCCACGTTTGGAATCTGATCATCGACCCCGAGATTTTGCCCAATCGTCGCGATCGTGCCGTTGCTGAAGAGGATATTGAGGGGAGTGTTGTTGTTCCCCGTCAGGTCGTTCCCGGTGAACGTGAGCTGATTCGACCCGAGCCCAGCATTGATCGCGTGTAGCTGGTTTCCACCCGGTCCACCAAACCCGGCGCAGTTCCCGATACGATCACCGCTTATGGTGACGTGGGTTGCGACGCCGATATCGACACCGTTATAGGAACCCGCGCCGGCCTGCGAATTGGCGCAGATCGAGGAACCCGCCGTAAGATAGACGTTCGTTGCGCCAGCGCCTACGGAAACGCCGTGCTGCTGGTTATTGTAAGATCGATGCCCCTCGAAATGGATGTCATCGATTACCGTCGAACCCCCGCCTAGTATGGCAACCCCGCTCAGCGTGTTGGTCGAGGTCCAGCATTGATGGCAGAAATAGCCTCGCACGCTGCCCGTGCCCGTGGGCGCGATCGATAGCCCGTTCATCGAGCCACTGTCGTAAGAACCCCGCTCCTCAAAAACCCAAGTGACTATCTGCCCCGTTCCCGGATCAATCAACTCGCCGGCCCCAGCATTAAGGCTCTGGTTGTTCGAGAGCCAGATGCCCTGCGTATCCAGAATCTCGATCCCATCGCGCGGCTGGTGCGTTGAATCAATCCCCTGACAGAAATTATTGCTGAGAACCTGATTGTTCCCACCGTTTACAAGGATACACCCACCAGTTGTAATCGTAGGGTTGTAAATATAGTTGTCCTCTATCGTCACAAGAACCGATGTCGTCGTGCCGATCCCGACAAATGGACCGAGCACGCCATTGTTCGTGATTCTGATCTCGCGCAGACCGGGCGCCACATTAACGCAATTGCCACTAGAATTAGTCCCAGGAGCACCGCAGTTGACGGTAACTCCATACATGCCGCTATAACTGCCGGTAAATGATACCCCCGTCAAATTAGTCGAAAGAGCCTTCAGCACCGATAGATTGTGCCCCCAACCAACGATGTTTGCGTCAGCCGGTACGTTTATAGTCGATCCGTAGGCACAACCCGTGCTAACCGGAGGAATATATACTACTTTGGTATTTATCAGCGCCGTATTGATGACGGCGGAATCATCCGACACCCCGTCACATTTCGCCCCGAAGGATCGCGCATCATAGCTGGCGATATTTGCGATGCAGCCGCTGAGTGTGTTGAAATTGTCCATCACCTGACCCGCATCGGCAAGCGTACCGTTCTGCAGAAGATGCGGCATCGGGCAGCCAGTCGAACTCTGGCTATGCGTTTCCCAAAGGAATGCCCAATATGTCCCTCCCGCCGCAGCCAGGATCAGGCATGCGGCGAGGAGGATGCGACGGATCATTTGCCGCCGCGCTCAGCCTTGATCGCCTGGACGATGAACAACACTCCCGCCGCGTAGATCATCAGCCGCCAGTGCGGCCAGAACGTGAAGGACCACATCCCGACCATCATGCACAGCCCCGCCAGCCCGCCATAGGTCGACGGCTCAGCTAGACGCGCGCGCAGCCACTTCATATGGCTCTACTAAGCCAGCTCGGGCTCGGTCACTGCCTCCTCAACACCCCAATGGCTCGCCGGCTTCGAGGCAATCGCCTTGATCCCCGGATGATTCTCCAGAGCCTCTAGCCGCGTCTCAAGCTCCTCGACCCGCTCCTCTAGGCTCTTGATCGCTTTGTGGTCAGACTGCATCGCATAACACTCCTCTTTGCTGATAAACCTCGATTGTGCTAATCAGGATCATGCTAGCCCCGATGTGCAAGCTCTGCGGCAATCGGCACAATCGCTATGAGCCGCACACATTCTCTGATCCCATCATCAAGTTAATGTTCGAGAGCGAGCCGCGATGGCCGATCGAGAATGAACTTGGACTTCCGGAGCGCTATCCGAGGGCTGTGCCCGATCCCCCTCGCAGCAATGCTCCCAGCCCGAGCCACCGCACGCCAGACACGGAACCTCTACCCAATAAGGCAACTGAGTTAAGGCATTCGGAACCCGCATTTTCCTCGAACCCCGGCAAGCCTGACACCGCGCCATCTCAATCCTCGCTAGAACCAGAGCCTCGACCCAAATTCGACCGCAAAACCTACCAGCGTGAGTATATGCGCCGCAGACGCGCAGCACAGAAGGATCAACCATGAATCCTGTGATTGTTTGGGTGCTTGTCGCGCATTGGATCTTGAGCGGCACCGATCACCCGATTGAGATATACCAGACCGAAGGCGACTGTGTCGGGGTGGGTATTTACCGGATGGAGCATACGTCGCGCGTCACCCCAGAGGGGGGCGAGACCTTTCATTGTGTCAGGAAGGGTCTGATTGACGTGGGTGATTAAGCTGGGCCATTGAAACGTTACGCCCTGAATGTCACGTTACGGGTATGAAGCCACCGATCTGCCGCGTCTGCTGGAAAGCCGAGTGGAACCACGTATGCCGCACCTCGGTCGAGGTCATTGCGCGACACCCGCTTATCGACACGCGACCTCCAGCTCCCCCGATCATCGAAGTGGCCGCCCCCCAAACTTTCGCCGTCAAGCCTGTAGCGACCCCGGAAGGCGGGACATTGGCCCCTCCTGGGCAGTGTGAGTATTGTGATCGTCGTCGGGCACAGGACGCGGCGCGGGTAAAACGGTGGCGGGAGAGGAAGGAACAGGGATCTTGATCAGAACCATCGCCGCGGCACTCGTCTTGGTCGCGCTCGCAAGCTGCGATCAGTCATCCGACAAAAGCTGGCTGGAGCGGTCGGAGAAGATTTGCGGGCCGGGATACGTGATCATAAATGGCTCCGTCTCCGTCTGCGTCCCCTACAAGCTTTCCGATCAACGATGAGCGCGTGGGACGCTGGCTTTCTTTGGGGGATGTATGCGGGAGTCGCGATAGTAGTGGCATCCTGGCCCCTCGGAAACCTAATACGCAGATGGGCCGGTTTTCCGCAGCTTCGGATCGAGGAAGCTACCAAGCCCGCTCATGATGCGCCATCACCGGACGAGCCCGATCCCACACCTCGTCCATCGTCATCTCGTTGAGCCCGCGCATCGGCTCTGACGCCTTCGGAACCTCACCCGCCACCTGACGATCCAGCATGCGCCCCACAAGGCTCAGCATGTCCACTTGATCGTCATTCTTACCAGCCGGGAACCGTAGCAGCTCCGATACCAAATCAGCCGCCCATGGCGCTCTGCGTGGAAAGTAGACCTTGCCCATCGCCATCCGACCTCGGATGGACTGCGCCCGCGTCGGTTTGTCATGTGCCGAGGAGTATTGCTTGCGATACGTCTTGAACAGCCGGCGCTCTAGCTGGCGCTTAACGATGTACGGACCTAGCGAGCGGATGATCTGCCCTTGCTCCTCCGCCCACATGATCGGACCCCAACGCTCGATCAGGTCGAGGAAGGCTTCGACCCATACGTCAGACGCGGACTGATCTCGCCACAGGTCGAGGATGTAGAGATCATCATGAGGGTCGATTCCGACGACACCGTGAACCGTGTAATCACCACCAGCTGCCGTGACAGCGTAATCACTGGCTCCGTAGATCTGCATATGGTCTCGGGGCGGGGCATGGTCATACCATCTGATCCACTCATTCTTGAAATACTCCCCGCTCTCTGGGGTCGGCTCCTGCTGGTACAGCGCAGACCAGTTCCGCGGATCACGCTTCGCCTCCGCAAAGATCGCCGTCCCGAACCACTCAGGCCATAGCGGCTCTCCTACGGCGCGCCCTAGCGCATCCCCTGGCCTAGCCTCGGCCGGAAGCGAAAGCACCTCCCAGCGCTCGCCGCCACCGTCCTGCTCTGCGATTAAGCGCCCAGCTAGATCGTCTTCATGCCACCGGGTCATGATCAGCACGATCCGCCCGCCCGGCTTGAGACGCGGCCAGAAGTCCGACCGATACCAGTCCCAGATACGATCGCGGATCGTCTGGCTGTCGGCCTCGGCGCGGCCCTTTACGGGATCGTCGATAATCCCGAGGTCAGCTCGCCTTCCGGTAACGGAAGCGTCAACGCCCACCGCATAATATTCTCCACCTCGCTCCGTTTCCCAACGGCCAGCAGCTGCATTATCCCCCGATAGACCGAAGCCGAAAACTCGGCGGAAGTCTGTTGAGCCGACAAGGTTTCGCACGCGGCGGCCAAATCGTTCGGCAAGTTCCCCTGAGTGACTTGCACCGATAACAGATCGCTGAGCGTTTCTGCCAAGAAACCACGGAGGGAATAGGATAGATGCATAGGTGCTCTTCGCTGAGCCTGGCGGCATGAAGATCATCAGCCGCGTGATCTCGCCCCGCTCCAAAGCCTCGAGGCGGGAGAGCAGCAGCCGATGGTGACGCGCCGGCTTGGTGTCGGGTGAAACTAACTCAATGAACCTTACGAGACTCGCCTCCCCGTCCATTCTCAGCAGCAGCTCTTGTGCTATTGAGGAGGACGAGTAGTTCATCGCGGGTCATTTCCGGGAGTTCGCGGCGGATAGTAGCCTCGACCTGGGCAGGAACAATCTTACCGATTAGTGCCATGTATGACGCCGGGTTAGCCTCAGCTTGGCGCACCAGATATGCCACCCCGCCGACCTTGTCGAGCGAGGCCCGAAGCATCTCGCGGATGTCGCGGGTGACTTTGTTAGGCGTGCCCTTAGGCCTGCCTTGACCAGATGTGCGAGTTTTACCGCCTATGCCGGCCATCGCAAATCAACGCATTCTTTGTGCAGATAGCTCGCGCATGTTTAAGGGTCGCAGATAATTCTACAGGATGCGTGTGTAGCGCATGTTTTGGGGCCAATGTCAAGGGGTGTTTTCGATGTAGTCCGCCATTCTCACTGCTACGTCTGGGGTGCTCTCATAGACGATGATGCGGATGTGACCGCAGATCGTGCGATATATCAGGGGAAGTCCGGGCAATCCCTCTCCCGCACAGTCTGCCCACGGCAGGGGATCGGGCATTTTAAATTCGTATGTCAAGGCGTGTTTTCGTGCGGTCCTCGCCAAGGCATGCGCGCCAGTCTTTCGAGAGCAATCGCTAGGATGACCGCGGCGCCCTTGTGATCAAGGCTTCTGCTTTGCAGAATAGCCCATTTGCGCAGGGATTCATCCAAGCCAATAACGTGCCATAAGCATGAGCCGGCGGAAGAGCCTATTCCGCCCACCCAGCGAATCGCTCTCGTTATTTCGTTGCGGGCGCGTTCGTTATGCGGTTCCAGTTCTGGAATTGCTCCACCGCCGTCGACATATGGCCGAGCCATATCAGCCGCTTTCAGACTGTCGAGCTGCGCCAGTCGGAACCAATCGCGAAATCGCTCGCCGGCGACCCGCTCATCGCGGTTGATTCTGTTGTTGCCTTCCATCCTCACTAACAGATCGATCGCAATGTGCGGGATCCCGAATTCTGTTTCGTCGCGGCGCTCGATCTGCCTTTCCAACAACGCTACTGAACCACGGCGCATACGCTCCGGTGTTGGGGAGATGAGGTCGGGCACTTCAGTCATAAAACATTCTCCGGCATACGAGACAACGCCAGGAATGATAGATAGGCTCTTGCTCTGCTTTGCAGAACCAACGCCGCCACCAACGGCATGGTTTTGGGGAGATGAGGTCTGTCTGTTCTGTCATGCGGTTAGGTATTACTGCATTTACGGCTTGATCGCTAGTACCTCCAGCTTCTTCATCGCCAAGCCGACAGCGATTCCCATAACAACTGCCCCCATCGCGGCAAGTATCAGGCAACCTGCTCGGGCATCGGGAGTATTCTCTTGAATCGCCGGCACAAGAGCCACAATCGACAAGAACCACCCGCAGCCAAAGATTAGTCCTATTGTCGTCGGGGTAGCCCCTCCTTCGCGATCGGTCAGCACTCTGTCGCTCATCGCATAGCCTCCAGCTTGTCGATTTCGACCCTCAGTTCGACAATCGCTGCGTCTATGACCGCATTTCGGATTACCGTGGGTAGTTTCTCGTAAAGGTATGGCGGCAAACGTGCGCCGTTTCGCGCTTGCTCGATGCTACTCAAAAAGGCCGATGATATGCCTAGCATCGTGGCAAGCTCGCGTTGGGGGATGCGCGCCTCTAAACGCGCCATTCTGAGAGCGTCTGTGATCCTCGACATACGAAATTATATAGAAGAGACAAAATATTTTATCAAGAGGGTTGACGCGATTTAACCGAACCACTATATTCCTCATCACAAGAGAACGACGCCAGCCCGGTTAAAGGCCCGGACCGAGGACCGAGAGAGACGGTACGCCAGCAAAGAGGCAAGATATGGCTTTCAAGGATCTAGACACCAAACACGCATGGGATAAGGCAGACCGGGAGCGCCACCCCGAACGAGAGCGCGCTCGACATGCTCGGCGCGGCAATCAGCGCAAGCACAATCTGCCGCGACTCTACGGCATCACCGCAGAGGACTATGACCAAATGGTAGCCGCCCAAAACGGCTTATGTGCGTGTTGTGGAGGCCCACCAAACAAAAAGGGTGGCTTATGCGTTGATCACGATCACAACAGCATGAAAGTGCGAGAACTCCTCTGCGACCGCTGCAATATCGCAATCAGCTACCTTGAAAGCCCCCAGGTAGAGATTTGGCAAGCGTATCTCCGGAAGCACCTGTAAAGGCCGGGAGCGAGATCCGAGAAATACGGACTGCAGGCAAGGGTCCGGCAGTGTGTGCTGCCGCCGATGAGTTCCAAAAGGACGAAACCCATGACCGAAATCGTATGGAAGGCGCTAGCAGACGGAGCAACCCCAGCAGTGGCGGACGGCCAAAGGCTCGGCACTTTGGTGAGAGAAACAAAGGGGTCTTACGTGTACAGCTACATGGAAGAAATTTGCGGTCGCTGGATCGAGAGTGAGGGGCGCGTCCGCAAGGATCGCGCGTTTCTGACGAACGGATGAGCAGGAGCGAAACCCATGACCCGAGTGATTAGCTGGAATACGCAGAAGACGGCAGAAGGCTACGGCTGGCGCGTCTATTCGTTCGCGTATGGCGAGCCGACCGAGAACCTTAAAACAGGCGTGGCGAGGACGCGGGCGATTGCTACGCGGCTTGCTCGCCAGTGGACGCTGTATCTGAAAAAGACCGCATCCCGCTAAACCCACTTTCATCAGAGACGGAGGAACCAATGACCTATCATCTCGATATTTATGGAAATCGCGGCACGATCCGCAACGATGCTGGCGAAACGGTCTACTATGGAGATCTCCCACTGTGTCGTAAGGCTCTAGCCGATTGGACCGCCTCTCCGCCGTCACCAGCGCAAGAGCGGAAACTGATAGCGGCGCAGGCAAGGCGTACCAGCAACACTTGGACTCGCCTGTTGGGTGGCGGTCGCTGAGTCCGTCACCCTCTACTGAGTCTCACACATAGGAGAAGCCAAATGAACGAGTTACTAATCAATCGCCCGACCGTTACCGAAGTGCATGGGTCATACCCGGATTACCCCGTGATCGGATACTGCCTGATCAACGGGTATGCGGAGCGGATAAGCGATACCTATCCGACGCGAGAGGCCGCAGAAAAGCGCGTGGCAGAGTATGTCGAGTTGCTGCCTCAGTACTATCGCTGAGGCACATCAGATGGAGGGGCGCGGGTTCGATCCCCGCCTGCCCGAGTCGACCGTAAGCAGCCAAAAGGTTGGCCCCTTCACACCGTCTACTGAGTCTCACTTGGTAATGTGCGCACAGACTAGTGCCTGGCCTTGGCCCACGCGATAGCCCGGCTCTTGATCCACGATATCACCTCCATGCTCGCCGGTATCTCAGGCACACCTCTGCTTGGCCAATCGCCTACCGCCTCCCGGTACTTGTGAGCCGCCCACCCGGCCTTATAGCCATGTAATCTGGCATAGCTCATCAGCTCACCAGCGAACTGCGCCAGCGGGATCGACCGACCTCTCAGCTCTATCGTCTTGTCCTTCTGGCGCTGCTTCTGGAACCCCCGGACCTCAACCAGTTCACCGGGCTTCGTCGCCACCTGAGATACCGGCGGCTTTCTCGTATGGCCGCATGCTGGACACTGCATAACCCGAGGCGGCATCAAATACGTACAGCTTGGACATTCCTTCGGAAGCGCCTCGATGCGCTTTTCCGGTGGCCGTTCCTTTCCCATCGGGAGATGATCGTGGCAAATGTCCGTGACAAATCCCAGCCGTTGCGTGGAATCAGAGTGATCGAGGATCAGGCAATCAGCTTTGCCATCAGCCGTTCGTAAGCCCCTGCCAATGATCTGCACATAAAGGATCTCCGATCGTGTCGGCCGGGCCAAGATGATGCACCGCACGTCCCAATCGACTCCCGTGGTCAGCGTGCCCACGTTGCATACGACCTTCAACCGACCGCTGTGGAAATCACGCTTGATCTCGGCCCGCTCCTTTGCCTCCGTGAAAGCATCCTGATACCCGCAGTCGATCCCTGACTGCGCGAATCGCTGCTGTAAGTGTTTGGCGTGGGCGCAGTCGACCGCAAAGCACAGCGTCGGCCTGTTCTCCCCATTGCGAATCCACGTTTCCACCACGTCAGCCACCAAACCAGCCTTGGACATCACGTCCGACAGTTGCGATTCGACGTAGTCGCCCCGCTGGATCTGCACGCCCGACAGGTCCGGGTGAGATGGTGCAAACACCCGGTAGCGAGAGAGATACCCCGCGTCGATGAGCTGTTGTGTCGTCTGCGAAATAATAAGATCGTCATAGTGGTTGCCCAGCCCCTGACTCCAAGGAGTCGCGCTCAGGCCAATAAAGGGCACTCGCTGCCAGTCAGAATGATGGAGCCATTTGTTGATCGTCTCGAATTGCCTATGGCACTCATCCACGATAACCAGATTGGCCTTTGGATACCCTCGCCTTGCCAGGGTCTGCACACTGGCGACCTGCACCGGACGACTCCAGTCCGTCTCCGGATGGTCGGACTGGATTACCCCGACATCCGCCACCCCATCGCGCCAGAAACTCTCTAGCGTCTGATCGATAAGACTAATCGCCGGCACCGTAAATACGATGCGGTTGCCCTTCTCCATTGCCATTCGCACGACATGCGACGCCAATACCGTCTTGCCGAAAGCCGTAGGCGCCTGCAGCACTGGCCTTCGGTGGCCGGATCGTAAGCTTCCCCTCAGCAGATCAATCGCCTCCAGTTGATAATCTCGCAGTTCGCGTGGCTCAGTAATCGCTATTGGAAGCGCGCTCATCGTATTCCTTTTCGGTAAAGCTCTACTCGCGGATCAACCCACTCCAACTCTCCGGGATTGGCTCTTGCGCCAACCAACGCGCCACACTCGAAGGCAACCCGTGCCAAAGCCTCGACTAATTCCCAAAGTCGCTCTGGGAACAACTCGACCGAGGACGCAATACGTTGATCAGCAATGATGAGTTCGAACCACTCATCAAGTATTACTTGCTTGACTTTCTGAGACATGATGGACACTCCGGACGCACTTCTAGACTCCCCCCCTTTTGTCGCCTGGGCGATTCATCAATCCACCCTTCCCCGGCCGTAAGCCGCCGTCGCTTAGACACGCTTCGCGCGCCCTGATGTTTCACGGTTTTCCGTACCGAGGCGGCTGCTCAAGCGCCCGTCTCACTGGAGACGGGTCCGGCCTATTGGCTAGGCTTGCTGACCGCTACAGGCGAGGGAATCGTGTGAGTTTCTTATTTGCCAATGCTGTGTTCGTGCTATACTGAACACGACATCGGGAGAGCATGGCACCGTCTTAACCGCTGCTATTCCCGCTCTCGTAGTCATCAGGGACTTTACTCAGCCGCTGGCAGGAAGCGATCTGCCGGCGGCTTTTTCTCACCCTCCACGATTACTTGAGAAAACAGTGTGCTGTCCTGGCGGATGCGGTTTTCCGCCATCGCGGCGTATTCTGGTGACAGCTCGATCCCGATGCAGTTGCGGCCGAGGCGATCGGCGACCATTGCAGTGGTGCCGCTGCCGAGGAATGGATCAAGGACCGTGGCGGGCACGGGCGCGCAATACCGGCCATAGTCTAGGGTTATGGATACCGTCTCGCGATCAGCATCGCATTTGCAGGTCGGGCACCAGCCGATGGTTTCCCGATCAGCAGTCGCCGCGTTATATTCAGGCCCGCTCAGTTTTCGTGTCTTATCGCCGCGCGACTCATCCACATTCCGCTTACCAGATGGCGGCTCATATTTGCTGCCCGATATGACTCTCTCCCACCCCGCCCCGCACTTCGGGCACACCCCTTTTTCAGACGTGCCGGCGAGAATCGCGCGGCGAGGGATCTCTGTGGGGTATGTTGCAAAGTGTGCCTCGGGGAAGGGCTCGGGGCCGAGGAGCCACCAGTTGCGCATGTTGCGGCCAGAGCCTCCGCGGAACTGCGCTAACCCCCTGTCGCCTCCGCCACGCGCGGCAGCAGCATACTGTTCCGGCACACCATTACGAACGCCGCTCGCGCCCATACGCTCATCGGCGAACTCTTCCTTCACCGCCTCGGCATCGTACCAGTAGTCATGAGCATCCCATAGGTTAATGCGGCGCCACAGAGGCTTGCCGTCATCGTCTTTGGTCTCGCGCCACAGTGGGGGCTCAATCTCGGTCTCGCTGCCGTCCTCAGTGCACACCCAGCGGTAATCCGGCGGCGGCTTGGCGCGCGTGCCGGCGTGATCCCGGTGCGTCCAGTATGTCGGCGATCCGCTCTTCGTCAGCAGAAACACCTTCTCGGTTGCGCTGGTCGGGCGGTCGGTGCAGCTCTCCG